TCGTCAAACAAAATCGGAAATTTATAGAATGCTCCCATCTATTGCTGAGGGGGTTAACTCCCACAATAGAGAGAAAGGATTAAGGTAAAATTATGTATGGTATCTATGAAAATGGAGAGGTGATTGCTAAATTTACAGCACCGCTAACAATTAAAAGCAATCAGCCAGTCTTCGTTTCAGATACCCTATCACTAAAACGATTTATTAGCCGTAGGAGTGCTCAACGTTGGGAAATCAACGCTGGCCTTGAGCCTCTTACGACTGATGCTCAGGACCTAATGGTTAATTTAGTGACTAAGGGTTATTCTGAAACAGTGACAATAATTGTGCCCCAAAATTATGGAGCTAAGATGGTTAAAACAGCCACTGGAACTCCTGTAGTTTCTGGTGTAGCTGGACAGAGTCAAGTTGTTATTTCAAGTGGTCTTTCTGGCTTATTGCCAAAGGGCACATTTGTAAAGTTTTCAAATCATTCTAAGGTATATATGACTACCTCTAATTTAGTAGGTAATGGTGTATTAACATTATTTCCTGCTCTTGTATCAAATGCAACCGGTACAATGACATATAGTAATGATGTGCAAATGCAATGTTTATATGACACAGACGTAGTAACAGGTATGGTATATAGTGATGGTGTTTTAATGGACACTGGAGAGATAAGGTTATTGGAGAAGTTATGATAAAGTTTAGTCAAACAGTTCAAGATATACTAGCACAACCGCTGGTAGAAGCATTTTACTTAGTAGAGGTAATAATGTCTGAAAGTGTTTCTTATAAGTCTACTACATTCTTTAGAGATGTTACTACAATGAATGGTGCAACACCTATTGCCACATATTTAAGTGATGGTAAAATTGTAAGCATTGATGCTCCCAAATTATCCTCTACAGTTGATAGAGAAATTTTTAAAATTAGTTTTGCAGACCCCAATTTTACTTTTGGGGCTACAATTGATTCAGGATTAATAGGAAAGCTTGTAGACGTTAAAATAGGCTTTGTCAATCAAACAACTAAACAACCAGAGTTAGATGCAGAAAATGTAATTACAGTGTATCGTGGGAATATTGACTCAAGTGATTATGCTATTAATACTGCAGAAATAGGTGAAGTTCTTTTAAATGTTGGCTGTTCAAGCCCAATGAATGATCTTGACTTAGTAAAAGCTTTTTATACAACTAAAGATGCTGCATCAACAAGAGATTCTTCAGATACTGCTTTTGATCAAATCTATGAAGGTTCAGGTATCTTACAACTTAAGTGGGGGAAAGTATAATGGCAGAGTTTATTGCAGCTGCAAAGTTTATAGGTTCTATCCTAGCTACAGCAGCACCCTACATCACAGCCGCTTCAATTGCTTATCAAGTTACACAAGCTAGAAAGATGCGAAAAGCTGCACAAGCAGCAGCTGAAGCTAGAAAAGGTTTTGAACTTGTAATTGAAGGCGAAGGAGTGACTTTACCAATTGTTTATGGTAGAGCAAAAATTGGTGGTGTTAGAGCATACCACAACACAGCAAGTAATTACGTTTATACGACGCCAAATAGTGATAAGGCAATTGTTAGTTCAGGTTTTAATAACAGTATTAATGGAGAAAAGAATGAATTCTTATTTTTCCAACAGGCTTTATGCCAAGGTCCAATTAGCAATGTCTATGATGTTGTTTATGATGAGTCTCGTTACTCAGACGATCCAGACCTAAATTCATCCACTACTATTACGTACGATAACGGTGATGCTGAAAATCCAAATATTTATACAGAAACTAAACTAAAGTCAGGAACTCGTATTGATTTACACTATGGTGATTTTGCAGTTGCAGATACTATTATGGCTGCTAATCATCCTGAAAGAGTTAACTCAATCTTTACACAAGTAAAAAATGGACTTGGACTTGCATATGCCTCAGTAGTTATAAAACTAGATAGAGATGATCCAACTTTTAATGCTGTACCAATGTTACAATTTTTTATTGAGGGCAAGAAAGTAAAGAATATCATTAGGTCAGGTACTGTTGGAAATTACAGTTATTCAGTAGATCCATTAAGAGCATATTCTAATAACCCTGCTTTATGTTTATTAGACTACTTGCTAGATACTACTTCTGGTAAAAATATTGATATTTCATTGATTGACTTAGAGTCTTTCTATAATGCTAAAACTGTATGTGATCAGGTTGTATTACAAGATGCTACTGTTGGTGGCAAAATTTATTTCCCAACTAATGGGAGCACTGGTGCAGAAGGCATTACTCCTACGTCAGTAACTAGAGATGTTAAGCTTTATGAGTGTAATGCTATTATCGATACACAAAAGCCTCTTAGAGAAAACGTAGAAGCTATTCTAGCTACTATGGGTGATGCAAGACTTATTTGGTCTGCTGGTAAATATAAGCTCAATTTACAGTATCCAAATAATAATGCTGCAATTGTTCTTTCTGCAGATCTGACAGATGAAGATTTAGTATTAGACAATACTGTTACAATTAATTGGCCAAGCTCTAGCGAGAGACTAAACCAATGTATTGTAAGATTCCATAATGAATCTGAAAACTTTAAGGAAGATACAGTATCCTGGCCTCCAAAAGTTTCTGGTACTTCGTTAAGAGGCATTGGCGGATTTAAATACCCAGTAGCAGAAGATGATGGTTGGCCAGATAATGCTGGTGGTACTCTACTTAAGAAATATGCAGTATGGTCTGGTACAGGTTCTTCTTTTGATCAAACATGGAAATTCTTTGTAAAAGAAACTGGTACATTTAATATTGAATACACTGGTGATAACAGTGCAATAGTTACAATAACAACTGCAGATGGCTCCCCTGTGTTCTCAGGAAGTAACTACAATTATCAAGCCGTAAATACAGGAACATTTAATTTAACTGCTAATACAGAGTATCGTATAAGAATTCAAGGTAATGATGACAATGTGGGTAACAAAGGTGTTGCTGCTAAGATTAGCAAAGGCTCTTTTATTTATTGGACCACTCGTTCGGAAAATTACACTGGCTTTTTAACAGTTGTCAATGACGCATCTGTGTTTAATCAAATGAAAGCAGATGATAATGGTATTGACTTGGAGACTGATATCTTTGCTGATGGTGTAACAGACTACTATCATGCACTAGCAAAAGCTGAAGAACTTGTTAGAGTAAGTAGAACTGCTTTTGGTATTCAATTTAAATATGTTATCAAAGATAAGTTTTTAGAGCCAGGTGATTTTATTAGGCTAAATAGTGAAACATTAAATTTAGGTTTAGATGGTGAGCTTTACCTTCGTGTTAATGAAGTAAAAATTACAGAAGAGTCTGTATGTGAAGTAAACGCAACAAGATTTGATTCTACACAATTAGCCTGGAATGTAAATGATAACGAATACATTAGAGCACCTAATGTTTATAACTTTGTATTTGGTACTCCTACAAGTTTAGTGTACACTCAGCAAGAAACTGAAATTCTGAATTCTTCAGGAAAATTAACTTGGAACGGAGTAGACACAAGTGCATTAGACACTTATATTACTTATTACTATATCCCAGGAAATATAGATGTAAATCAAGAGATTATTTGGACTGAACTAGGCAGAACCACAGATACCAGTTTTAATCTTCCACCATTAACAATTGACAAAACAATTTTTGGTGTTAGGGCATTATCTAAAGCAGGTAAATTGTCTAATATGGCAACTACTGCTCTTGTTGATATTGAACCTGCAGTTGTCGTATCTCCTTATACAGTAGTATTGTCTAACGATTCATTGGTATTTACTTGTGATAAGGATGGTAATCCACTTTCTGGGCAATTACCCAAGACAATAAATGTTTATACTTATAGGGGCCTTGATTTAGTAACTTCAGGTATTACTTATGGACTTACTCAAACAGGCTGTACTGCGGTAATATCTAATGGTGTTATAACAATTTCTAACATTAATAATCTTTATGCAAGCATTGTTGTAACAGTTACAATTGATTCAAGAACTATAACTAAAACAGTATCTCTTGCTAAAGCAATAACGGGTGCAACAGGCTTAACTGGAGACCCTGGAAATCCTGGTATTAACGGCAATCAATATGCAACAGTAACATTGTACCAATGGTCTACTGCTACCCCAGGTAATCCAAGTAATGAAAGCGTTTACACATGGGCGACTGGAGTTAATGGGAATTATACAGGTTCAGGAAATTGGTCAACAACTATTCCTGCAAACCCAGGAATTCCACAATTACAATTATGGACAGCAACAAAATCTATTTCAGCTATAGCAGGTACAGCTACTACAATAGTGTCTTGGTCTAGTGGTTATAGCATATCTTCTGTAACAATAAATGGAGCTACAGGAAGCCCTGGAATTAATGGTCTACAAATTGCTAGACCTACTGTTTACCAATGGGCTTTATCAATACCTGTTTCTCCAGTAGGTACATCTACTTATACATGGGCTACAAATAGTTTTACACCTACGCCTAGTGGATGGAGCCAAGTAATCAATTCTGCACCTACTGCTGGTTATACTTTGTGGGCAGCAGTTGTAACTATTTCGGATAATGCCTCAGCTACTACTAGTTCAATAAATTGGACTAATTCAAGTGTTATTGCTTCAGGTTATGCAGGTACAAATGGTAGTAATGGTTCTCCCGGTCAGCAAGGTGCCTCTGCTAGAGTTTCTTATACTAAAACAGCATTAACCTCTTTGGCATCTACTCCTTTTAATATTGTTACAGTAGGTAACACCTCATATCCTCCAAACACATCGTGGGGTTCAGATACAGTATGGCAAGGCACTCCTCCAACTATTAATGCTGGTGAATCAGTTTATCAATCTGATGGTGTTTACGATCCAGTAACAAATAATACTGTTTGGAATGTACCATATCTATCAGCCTTAAAAGTAGGTAGTTTATCTGCTATTACAACTAATACAGGTAACTTGACAGTATCTGGTACAATCAAATCTAGTACAGCTGAAATCAGTGGTACAACAATGACTGGTGCTGGTGCAGTTGTGTATTCAAATGGTCAGTTTGCCGTTGGTAATACTACTAATAATATTACTTATAACGGTAGTGTTATAACACTTAATGGTCAAGTTGTAGTGCCAAGTAACATTGATACTCGTAATCTTACTATTAAGGATTCAGCAGGAAATGTAATCTTTGGTTCAGGAACTAATCTTGATTATTCAAGAATTACAGCTTCATCGGGATGGTTGAATAGTAATATATCTATTGCATCAAATGGTAGTTTGTCTGGAGCAGGTGGAGGTACAGTTACAGCAGCTGGTATTAATGCAGTACAAACTAGTTTAGGTAACGCACCTGCTGGTATTTTAAATAATAATATTGGGCTAACTCTCAATTCTAATGGTACATTAAGCGTTTCTGGTGGACCTGTTGCATCAGGTACAGTTACAGCTGCTGGTATTAGTGCAGTACAAACTAGCCTTGGCAATGCTCCTGCTGGAATATTAAATAGTAATATTAGTTTAAGTAGTAACGGTACACTAAACAATGCTGGTGGTGGCACAGTAACAATCAGTGGACTTGGTTATTCAGGTGCATTAGATGCAACTAAAAACATATTTACACAAGGTGCAATTGCAAGCAGACCTACAGGTGCAGATGGTGATATCTTTTATGCAACAGATATTTTTCAGTTATATCAGAAAATTTCTGGTAGCTGGGTCTTAGCAGCTAATAATACATCTGTAGATGCTTCAGGTGTAATTCGTGGCACCTCTACTGGTGCTGGTACAACTGTTGCAAATAGCCAAATTACTATTTCAGGTGGTGCTATTAACGGTATTGGTGCAGGTTCAGGTACAGCTGTTGCTAATTCAGCTATTACTATTTCTTCAGGCTCAATTAATGGTATTGGTACTGGTACAGGCACGGTAGTAGCTAATAATGAAATTAATATTGTTAATGGAGCACTCTCGGGTATTGGTACTGGTACAGGCACGGTAGTAGCTAACAGTGCAATTGCTGTGTCTGGCGGTAATATTACTGGTATTGGAACCGGTAATAATACTGCAGTAGCTAATTCTGCAATTACTATTTCAGGAAACAATATTAATGGTATTGGAACTGGAAATGGTACAGCGGTAGCTAATAGTGCTATTTCAATTGGTTCAGATGGTACTTTATATGGTGCTGGTGGTGGTACAGTTACCGCTAGTGGTTTAGGTGCTGTTAGAACAGACTTAGCAAATGCACCTGCTGGTATTTTAAATAGTAATGTAACACTAGGTACTCTTGGTGCTGGTGGTTTTGCTTACCTAAATACTATTACAAGCGGTAATGTCTCTACATACATCTCAGGCGCAGCTATTGGTACGGCTCAAGTTGGTATATTGACTGCTGGAAATATTGGAGCTGGAACTATCGATGCAAGTAAAATTGCTGCAAATACAATTACTGCCGATAAAATCAATAGTGGTACTGTATTTACAAACTCTCTTCAAGTAGGTAGTTCTCCTTCCGTATCTGGTACTTCAATGACTGGATCAGGTGGTATACTAAATAGCACTGGTACTTTTGCTTTAGGTAATAGTTCTACTAACATTAGCTATAATGGCAGTCAAATGACGCTTAATGGTAATGTAGTTGCTACTGGAAATATCAATACTAATGCCGTTACAACAGCCGCATATGGCTCTTATAATGGATTTCACAGATGGTGGCAGGGCTCTGTAACCGGACCTTTAGTTGACACTTTTGCATCAATCTCATTTTCTGCTAATGCAGGAGATGTGGTATTACTTGAAGCAACCTTTGATCCTAGGGTTAATACACTTTATCCCTATATTTGGGATGAGTACACCTACATTTCTGTTTTAAGAGCTCAACTTCAGTTTAATGGTGTTGTTGTTACAGAAACAAAAAGTTCTAGTATTACGAACTTCGGTGGAATAAGCGACACTAGTCCTATTACAGCTTTAGAAGGCTGGGTAACCTCTAAGGTTATTAGGGCAACAGCAACAGTTAGTACAAGTGGTACTCAGACTTTAAGTTTAAATGGTTATTCCTATGGGTTAGCAGGTGGTTTTGGTAATGGTGGTTCCTACGCTTTTCAAAACATTGTTTTAAGTGCATTTATTCGGAGACGCTAATGAAATTTTATGCAAGAATATCTAACAACATTTTACAACAAGGTTATGGGCTAGATGAAGATTCCTTTGAAGCAACAAAGCAAATATATCCAGAAGATACATTCTTAGAAACAGACAGTTTATGCGCACCTGATACTCATTATTTTCAGGATGGTGAAGTTATAAAGAAATCAGAAAAACCATCAAATTCTTGTTTTTGGAATGATACAACTTTTTCTTGGGTAGAAAACTCCCAGCTAAAAGAAGTTGAAGTTAAACGAAATAGACATATGTTGCTATCAAGTTCTGACTGGACTCAATTACCTAATAATCCATTGAGTATAGAAAAACAAACAGCTTGGGCAAACTATCGTCAAGAGCTTAGGGATATAACCACACAATCAGGTTATCCTTTTGATGTTGTTTGGCCAACTAAACCAAATTAATCAATTTACCAGGGGACGCTAAAGAGAGATCCTAGGCTCCCCTAGGTAATATATTATATATGATATTAATAGATAAAATAAGAACATTAGAAGAAATCGATAAATGCCTAGATATTTCATTAGAACTATTTAGTCATTATGAATCAAATGAAATCGGAATAGATGAAGTTTACTGTAGGGAAAACCTGATAGCTCTTGCTAAACGTGGTGATTTCTTCAGGATTGTTAAATACAATGATGAACTAGTTGGTTGGATGGCTGCAAAAGTAAGTAGTCCATATCTACACTCTAGAGAAAAAGTATTGTATCAATTATATTACCATTGTAGCTTATCTGGATATTCTGCTGTAAAAGCATTAATTCTTGTCCATGAAGCAATGATAGAGACTGCTAGAGAAAAGAATATTCGTCTAGTGGTTACGTCTAGTGAACTAGATAACTATGAAACATTCAATCGAGTGTTACTAAAACAAGGCTGGATAAAGAGAAACAAAAGTTTAATTTATCCAATTGATTAACCTGAACTCCATCTGAGGATCGAGAAGGGAACAAAAATGGCAAGAAGTAAAATTACGTCTGCATCAAAAGATTTAATATCTGATGATGGTGCAGTATTAGTGTCTGTTATCAAGGGTGAACAGATACACTTAAATTTAACCCTATCTTGGCTTACTAACATTTCGGATTATCAAATCTTTAGTAAAGTCGTAGAAGCGAATAATGACGGTTCAGGTGCAATTCCTGAAACAGTCAAACCAGGTGGTGTAATTGTGGATATCCCTTTATTGGATACCGCTGACACTAATAACCAATTTATTATGGTTATTCCAGAGACACTAATTACTGGCTGGTCAACACAACCAACACCAAACAAACCAGTATACGGTTACATCGATTTAGAAATTCGTGATACTGGTATTGGTACTCGTAAACAAGTGTGGAAACCTTTTAGGGGTCTAATTGAAGTAAGATATTCTCCAACAGAGGTATAATATGGCTACACAAAATTATGAAGTTACAGTTAATCCTAATGCGATTACACTAGACTTAACAACTCAAAATAATATTTTAACAGTACAGACAGTTGACTACGTAATGTCTTTGTCTCGTACTGGTGGCCAAGGTGCACAAGGTTATAGTGCATACGAAATTGCTGTTCAAAATGGATATACAGGTACAGCCCAAGAGTTCTCTGATGAGTTAGCTTCAATTGCTGAAAAGTCAGCTCTAGCTGTTGCGTCTGCTGCTGCTGCAGCTACCTCAGCTACTTCCGCTACTAATAGTGCTACTGCCTCTGCCGCAAGTGCAAGCAATTCTTCTATTAGTGCAGGTGCCGCAAGTGCTAGCGCCAATGCTGCCGCTCAGAGTGCAGTCACTGCTGCTGCCCAAGCTAATGCCTCTTCACAGAGCGCAACTAACTCAGCAGCTAGTGCCTTAGAATCAAGTAACTATGCAGATGCCTCAGAAGACAGTGCTATTGACTCTGAGCTTTCTGCCGCTGATGCTGCAGCTAGTGAGGATGCTGCTGCAAGCTCAGAAGCTAATGCTTTATTGTATCGTAATGAAGCTCAAACTGCTGCAACAAGTGCAGGTACAAGTTCTACTAATGCAAATGCTCAAGCCTTAGCTGCAAGTTTAAGTGCTGCAAGTGCTGCAACAAGTGCTACTAATGCAGACAACAGTGAAGACAATGCCGCATCTAGTGCAACATCTGCTCTTAATAGTGCTACAAGTGCCAACACAAGTGCTAACCAAGCTGCTATTTCAGCTACTACAGCTACTACACAAGCTACAAGTGCTACTAATAGTGCTACTGCAGCTGCCGCTAGTCAAGCTGATGCTTTGGTCTCAAAGAACTCAGCAAGCGCTAGTGCATCAACTGCTACAACAAAAGCCTCTGAAGCCTCTAATAGTGCTGCTACTGCTTCAACTAAAGCTACAGAAGCGTCTGCAAGTGCTGCTCAAGCAGTTCTTAGTGCTACCTCTGCATCTACCTCAGCTAGTACAGCTACATTAAAAGCCGCTGAAGCTGCTCAAAGTGCCGCTGATGCTGCCGCTGCCCAAGCTGCTGCTGAAGCTAGTTTGGCATCCTTTAGAAGTACCTACTTAGGCGAACTCAATGCTGATCCTACCTTAGACGGTAATGGTGATCCAGTAATGATTGGTGCTGAGTACTTTAATAGCGTAGCGAACAAATTAAAAGTTTACACATCTACTGGCTGGCAGTTCTATGATGCAACCGCACAAACAGCCTCTCAGAATGCTGCATTGAGTGCTTCTCAAGCCGCTTCTAGTGCTGCTACTTCACAGAGCTATGCTACTACAGCGATTAATAAAGCCGCTGAAGCCGCTACTTCTGCTAATGCCGCTGATGCAAGTGCTGATGCTGCTCTGGCCTCTGAAAATGCTGCTGAGAGCTCTGAGATTAATGCTAGTGCATCTGAGAACTATGCTCTTAATTACAAAAATGCTGCTGCAACAAGCGCTGACTTAGCTTCTTCATATGCTTCGGCTTCTGGAGTAAGTGCTACTAATGCTGCAACAAGTGCAACTACAGCAACTACACAAGCAACTAACTCTGCTAATAGCGCTACAGCAAGTGCCACCTCAGCTACCAATTCAGCTAATAGCGCTTTAGCGTCTGCTAATTCAGCGACTAATGCTGCTAATTCAGCCGCTAGTGCCGCTACCTCTGCTAATGATGCAGGTGTCTCTGAAGCTAACGCAGATACCTCTGAAGCTAATGCTCTGGCTAGTGCAAATACAGCAACAACCAAAGCTGCTGAAGCTTCTACAAGCGCTACTAATGCAGCCACAAGTGCTACTAACTCTGCGGCAAGTGCTACCTCATCTGCATTAAGCGAAGGATTGGCTACAACTGCTGCAGCTACTGCAACAACCAAAGCTAGTGAAGCGAGTGTATCTGCAACAAGTGCTAGTGGATCAGCCACAACAGCAACTACTAAAGCTGCTGAAGCAACTACTGCTGCAACAAGTGCAAACACAAGTGCCACTAATGCCGCAACTAGCGCAACTAATGCAGCTAATTCAGCTTCAAGTGCAACTACAAGTTCTGCTTCGGCTAGTACAAGCGCAACTCTTGCAGGTAACTCTGCTAATGCTGCTGCTCTTAGCGAAACTAATGCTGCTACAAGCGCTAGTGCTGCAAACACATATGCGTCTAATGCCGCTACCTCAGCCAGCTCTGCTGATACTTCTGAGTCTAATGCAGAGATCTATGCAGACAACGCTTTAGCAAGTTCTATTGCTGCTGCAAACACAGTTACTACAGTTACTGGTTATGCAAACACAGCAAGCACTAAGGCTGATGAGGCAAGCGCATCTGCTACTAGTGCGGCTAATTCTGCTACAAGCGCTACTGCATCGGCTAATATTGCAACTACACAAGCTACTAATGCAAGCAACTCAGCAACAGCTGCAAGTACCTCCGCTAGTAATGCAAGTGCTTCAGCCACAACTGCAACTACTCAAGCTAGCAATGCGGCATCCTCTGCCACCTCTGCAAGTACTTCTGCTAGTGCTGCAAATATTTCAGCTATCAATGCAGACACATCTGCCACGAATGCTGCTAGTAGTGCTAATACAGCTAACGTTGCTAAAGCTGCCGCTGAAGCTGCCCGTGATCAAGCTCTAGCTGCCTTTGATAATTTTGATGATAAGTACTTAGGTGAAAAGGCCTCTAATCCAACATTAGACAACGATGGTAATCCTCTAGTTGTTGGTGCATTGTACTTTAACACTACTCTACAAGGAATGAGAGTTTATACAGGTACTGCATGGGTTGCCGCTTACATGTCTGGTGATGGTTATTTACTTGCTAGTAATAACCTTTCAGAGCTAACTAACGTTGTAACAGCAAGAGCTAATTTAGGTCTTGGTACTTCGGCTTTAGCTAACGGATACAGTCTAGATGGTTTAACAGATGTAACAATCAGTTCAGCTACTAATGGTCAGATCTTAGAATATGAGTCAGCCACTAATTTATGGAAAAATAAAACAATTAATGCGTTACCTGCACAGGCAACACATAATGGACAATTCTTAACAACAGACGGAACAAATGCCTCTTGGGCTACTGTAGATGCTTTGCCTCCACAAGCTACTCATGCTGATAAGTTCTTGAGAACTGATGGCACAGCGGCTTATTGGGCAACAGTTAATTTGCCTACAAGCGCCTACACACGCACTTCATTTACTGCTACTGCTGGACAAACTACATTTAATGTAACTTATCCGCTAGGTTCAATTCAAGTTTATGTTAACGGTGTACTGTTAAGAACTTCAGACTATACAGCAACTAATGAAACTTCATTTACATTAAATGTACCTGCTAGTGCAGGAGCGGCAGTTGATGCCTTTGTATATAATGTTTATGGTGTTGGTCAAGTACTTGCTGAAAATATTATTGGCACAGTTGCTATTGGCTCTGGTGGTACAGGTGCTACTACTGCATCTGGCGCAAGAACCAATCTTGGATTAGGTACTGCGGCTACTACTGATAGTACAGCTTATGCTACTGCTACTCAAGGTGCTAAGGCAGATACTGCTTTACAACCAGCAACTATTGGTGTATCTGTACAAGGCTATAATGCTAATACCGTAATTGATTCTGCTTACGTGCATACCGACAATAACTACACTACGACTGAAAAGTCTAAGTTAGCAGGTATTGCTGCAGGTGCCGAAGTAAACGTTAATGCTGACTGGACTTCATCTTCTGGCGATTCTCAGATTCTTAACAAGCCTACTTTAGGCACTGCATCTGCTCAAGATGTAGGTTATTTTGCTACTGCTGCTCAAGGTACTCTAGCTGATAATGCAGTAAGCGCTATTACATCTAGTGACGGTAGTGTTATCATTAGCCCTACAGGTACAATTAGAGATTTAAGCGTAGGTACAGCCGCAAGTACAGGAAATTTAATTAGCCAAGTTCGTAATGAAACTGGTGGAGTATTAACCAAAGGTACTGTGGTATACATTAGTGGTGCTGCAGGAAATAAAGCAGTAGTATCTAAAGCTATCGCTACAGGTGACTCTACCTCTGCGCAGACTTATGGTATGGTTCAGGCAGATATTCCAAATAATCAAAATGGTTATGTCGTTGTTGTAGGTTCAGTTTCTGGATTAAATACAATTGCATATCCTGATGGAACTCAGTTATATTTAAGTGGTACTACTGCAGGTGGTTATACAAACACTAAACCTTATGCACCAATTCATTTGGTATATGTTGGTGTTGTAACATACAGCCATGCTAATCAGGGTACTATTCAGGTTAAGATCCAAAACGGTTACGAGATGGATGAGATCCATGATGTATCTGCGCAGAATCCTACAAACGGTGATACACTAGTTTATGTAAGCTCAACTGGGTTGTGGACTAAAACTCCTCAATCTACTTTATCAGTGGCTAGTGCTGCAGCTGTTCCATTCAGTGGTGTTACAGGTAAACCTACAACACTGTCTGGTTATGGCATTACTGATGCTTATAGTTCTAGTAATCCCTCTGGTTATATTTCTGGAATTACTTCTAGCAATGTAACAACAGCATTAGGATATACTCCTGAGAATGCTGCTAATAAAGGAAACGCTAACGGTTATGCTAGTCTTGATGGTTCAGGTTTAGTACCTGCAAGTCAATTACCTAGTTATGTTGATGATGTCCTTGAATACACTAACTTAGCTTCATTTCCTGGAACAGGAGCTACTGGAAAGATTTATGTAGCATTGGACACTAACAAAACTTATCGTTGGTCTGGAAGTGCTTATATTTATATTACTAGTGGTGCTGTAGATTCAGTTGCTGGTAGGACAGGAGTTGTAACTTTAAACAGTTCAGATGTTGGCTTGGGTAGTGTAGAGAACAAGAGTTCTGCTACAATTAGAAATGAGATAACTAGTTCTAATGTAACTAATGCTTTAGGTTTTACGCCTTATAATAGTACTAATCCAAGTGGGTATATTTCTGGAATTACTTCTAGTAATGTAACAACTGCTTTAGGGTTTACACCCTATAATGCTACTAACCCAAGTGGGTATATTACCAGCGCTGCTTTGAGTAGCTATCTACCGCTAAGTGGCGGAACTCTAACTGGTCAACTAATTATTGGCGCAACCGGGACAGCAAATTCTCCAACTCTACGCTTAAATACATCAAGCTCTGGTGCGTTTGTGCACTCTCAAGAAAACCTTGCAGCAAACTTGACTACTGGTCAACATATTATTTCTGTTATCGGTAAAACTGGTAATACTAAAAATAGTGGATACATTGGCTATACGTGGGCTGGTGATGCGTCTAACAGTAACTTTGTAACTATCGGACACTGGGGTGCTGATGATTTACTCCGAGTTTACGGTGATGGAAATGTTACCGTTGGAAGCAATACCGTTCTTCATGCAGGTAATTACAATTCATATGCCCTACCATTAGGTGGTGGTACTGTTACTGGACAGACTTATATTAGTACAAGTGGATACCCTTTACAACTTATTTCTACTCAGCGTTATGCTTTACAAGTACGTAATACAAATAACAATGTTAATTCTGGTTATGGATGGTGGCTGGCTCACGATGCAAACTCTAATTTTGCTCTCCATGCTGATGGAATTGGTGATATATTAACCGTTGGACGCAATGGATCTTTTACTGTTAATGGTAATACAGTTTTAAACGCTGGTAACTATACTAGTTATAGCCCATCCTTAACTGGTTCGGGTGCATCAGGTACTTGGGGTATTAATATTTCGGGTAATGCTAGCAATGCTAGTAGTGCTAATGGTGCTTATCAATTAAGTACTGATACAACCTCAAAAGCTAGTGCACTCCAATATTGGCAAGCTTATGATCGTTCAGATATAAATCCAAACAATAATTGGCATTACGCATTACGTATGTCTCATGGTGATGCTGAAACTTATTATTCAGGAACTATTGCATTAGATTTTGGCTCAGATATTTTATCTTTTAGGCGCAAAACAAATGGTGTTAATGCGTCTTGGAGAACTATTTTACATGATGGTAATTATAGCTCATATGCACTACCACTAAGTGGTGGTACTATGACAGGGCATATTGTGCATGTAAGGGGTAGCCATAACTACTTCGAACGTAGTTCTGGAGTGGCTGTAGGTGGAATGGGCTGGCATACAAATGATTCTTTTTATGTTGCAGGTCATCCTGGATATGGGCCTGGTGCAGGAAATGATGTTCGAGTCTATGGCTTTGGAAATAGTCTACACTTAGGTAACTCAACTTATGGTGATGTTTTAACTATTGCAAATGGTTATACTCAAGGAACAGGTTCTGTTCGTGCACCAATATTTTATGACAGTAATGATACAGCTTTTTATTTGGACCCTAATGGTACCTCTGTTTTAAATGTACTTTCTAATGCTGCTCTTAGCGATTCAAAACTGTATTTACGCACTAGAGGTGACAACAACCATTACTTGTGGAATGCAGAGGATGATTGGGAAGAGCTAGTTGCATATGCTGGTACTGGCTTTAGAGTTGGTAATAGCAATGGTACTACTGCTTCTCTGACTTGCTATGGCAATGCTAATGGTAATTATGTGCAAGCAGCAGGGTCAATGCGTGCTCCGATCTTTTACGATAGTGAAAATACGGGTTATTATGTAGATCCAACTTCTTCATCAACATCCTTCTATATGAATGGGGGTATGGTAACAACTGCTCCTGGTGGTGCTATATTGATGCGACACGCTGTTTCTGAGGTTGATGCTTGGTTGTTTATGGAAAACGCCACAAATTGGGGTTTATACTGGAAAAATAATCCTTCTGGAAATCATGTATTAGGAGGATATACAACAGTTGGTGCTGAGTTATTCGGTATGTCTGCTGTTAACTCTAGTGGTAATGGAGTTGCAACTACAAATTTTGTAGGTGCTACTTCAGCGGTTGCTCAATGGATGATGTCTAATTACACTGGTTATATATGGTCAGCTAGTACTATATTTGCAGCTGGTGATATGAGGGCCCCAATTTTTTACGATAGCAACAACACTGCGTATTACGTAGACCCAAACAGTACCGGCACTTCAATGAATGCCGCAGGAAATGTGACTATTGGTAATGGTAGCGCAAACACGGGCTTATTTATTAACTATGGTGGTGGAGCTGGGGACTACGCTGTAGTTGGCCGCTGCTATCAAGCTGGCACCAATAACCAAACCATCCATGTATTTTCAACTGCATGGCAAGGCGGTACGTTACAAAGTACATCTGCCGGCTCAATCAATTTGGACGGAGCTAACGGAACTACTATTGGCGCGTGGAACAACAATGATATGTGGATTGACAAAAGCGGCAATTCCCAATCTAGAACAAGCAGCCGAGCACCTATTTTTTACGATAGCAACAACACTGCCTATTACTCAGATCCAAATGGCACTTCAATATTTAATAGTTTACTTGTAGGCACAACTACACGTTGGAACAATGAAATTTTCAACGTAATGCGTAGTACAGATGGCACAGTTAATACTGTACCCGCAGTTGCAAGGCTAATGAATAGTGGCTCTGGTCGTATTACAAAGTTATTGTTCACAGATAATGCAATCATTGATGGTATTATGTGTATGGTTCCTGTTAGTGCGTCAAATAGTTATTTCTCTCTTGGTTTCTCAGGTTATACAGAGCAAGGCTTTCAGGTTTATTCAGATGGCCGTACTCAAAGTTCTGCCTCTTCAAGAGCACCAATTTTCTATGATAGCAACGACACTGCCTATTATGCAGACCCTGCTTCTAGTGGGAAATCAATGTTGTTTAATGGCAATATTGAATGTACTGCCCGCAGTGAATCTTGGGCTGAGGGTATTCGTGTTAATTGTCCAGGTCCTGGTAATTGGGGTGGTTTACGGTTTACCAGAAGCGGAAGTACAAGTAATTGGGCTATTGGTTACACAGGTTTAAATAGTACCGATGATCTTACCTTTTACAGTGGTACATACAGTGCTATTAGACTTAACTTAGATCATTCAGGTAATTTAACAGCAAGCGGTAATATTACGGCTTATTCTGATGAACGACTTAAGACTGATTGGAAAGCTATTGAACCTAACTTTGTTGAAAAGCTTTCTAAAGTAAAATCAGGCACCTACACACGTATAGAAGATAACCAAAAACAAGCGGGTTCTTCTGCACAAGACTGGCAAAAATTATTACCAGAAGTTGTTAGTGAAGCAGAAGATGATCTTAAAACTTTATCTCTTGCATATGGTAACGCAGCTCTTGTTTCAGCAGTAGAACTAGCTAAAGAAGTAGTAGATCTAAAGTCTAAACTAAATCAACAACAATCAGAACTAGATGAGTTAAAATCACTAGTTAAATCCTTGTTAGCAAACCGCTAACTTTTTACTATAGCCAATTTTAGGAGAAAATTATGGCCGTTACATACACATGGAAAGTTACTTCCTTAAAGACAAAAACCGAAGGTGCTCATCAGAGCGCTGTTGTTCAAACTTACTGGACCAAGACTGGTGTAGATGAGGATGGACACGAGGGTACTTTCTCGGGAGCAACCCCATTTACTTCAACAACCATGCCTGAAGGTTCAACCTTTATTCCATTTTCAGAATTGACTGAAGAGATCATTTTGAACTGGATTAAAGCAGTAGTTGTTGGCGGTTACGAAGAGCACGTAAATGCTCAAATTCAAAAGCAGATTGATGAGAAGCACAATCCAGTAACCGAGGCCCAGATGCCTTGGGCTCCTGCTCCAGAGACACCTGCTCCAACACCCGCATAAGGTTAACAACAAAACCAAAAGAGGTACTTAATGAGTATACCACGTAATTTATCTAAATTAGCAGAGGGCACAGATTCTAGTGGTATACTAGGCATTGCTTATGGCGGTACTGGCGGAAGCTCCCAAGCTGATGCTAAGGCCGCTCTAGGCTTACATGCTGTAGCTACAAGCGGATCTTACTCAGATCTTCTAAATAAGCCCACAACTGCTAACATTATAGAAAATACAAACTTGTACTTTACGGATGCTCGGGCTCGGGCATCTGTAAGTGCTTCTGGAAGCCTCAGTTACAATTCAGCAACTGGTGTTTTCAGCTATACAACTCCTTCGACATCAGGAATTAGTGAGGGTACTAACCTTTACTATACAGATGCTCGTGCTAGAGGTGCTTTAAGTGCCAGTACTGGGATTAGCTATAATTCTACTACTGGTGCTATTAGCACTACTATTACACAATATACGGATACTTTAGCTAGAGGTGCGGTTAGTGCCTCTGGTGACCTAAGCTATAACTCTACAACAGGTGTGTTTAGTTATACAACCCCCAGTACTTCAGGTATTGTAGAGGGAACAAATCTTTATTTTACAGATGCTCGTGCTAGAGCATCTATTAGCGTTACTGGTGCTGGTTCATACAATTCAACTACAGGTGTTATTAACATTGTTGGTGGTGTAACTAGCTTTAACACTCGCACTGGTGCTATTACTCTGAGTTCAGCAGATGTCACTGGTGCATTAGGGTTTACGCCTTATAATGCTACTAATCCAAGTGGATATCTGACTGGCATTACATCAAGTCAAGTTACGACTGCTCTTGGATTTACACCTTATAATGCTACTAATCCTAATGGATATATTACAGGCATTACTAGTTCAAATGTAACTACTGCTCTTGGATTTACCCCATATAATGCTACTAACCCTAGTGGGTATATTTCAGGTATTACATCTGGAATGGTTACTACAGCCTTGGGTTATACACCTTATAACTCTAGTAATCCAAGTGGATATATTACTAGTGCTGCTTTAGGATCTTACTTGCCACTCTCTGGTGGAACTTTAACTGGGGACTTACGTCTTTCTACAATACGGGATACTTCTGGTATTTGGATACTAGGTAAGTATGGATCAGAGATTAGTCTTGGGTCAGCAGGTGCTGTTAATGATATTCGCTTTAATAGTTCATCTGCTGCTGCATTTGAATATCGAGGTAATTCTATTCTTCATGCGGGTAATTATACTAGTTACACGGATAGTCGCTGGGGTGGGTTTACGGTTAATCAATTTAACGACCGAAATATTCGATATTATGGCAACTCCACTGCAGATCTTGGTTTTGCAGGTCTTAATAGCAGCGGATCGTTTCGCTGGCAGTTATATGGTAATGGCACAGACTACGGATTTTTAAGTAGTGTTTGGGGTTCTTGGGATTTACGTAAGACCATTAATGGCAATTTTCACATTAATGAAAACGTTGCACTCCACGCAGGTAACTACACAAGTTACGCTCCGACTTTAACTGGCGGGGGTGCATCCGGTACTTGGAGCATTAATGCCACTGGAACGGCTGGGTCAATTTCTGGATACAACAACCCTACTACTGCTGCTACTGCAAACACTATTGTTTACCGAGATGGAAATGCGCACATCACGGGAAATTACATTCTTGGATCATATTTTAATGCGTCTGCTGGCAATTCAGAAAACCCCACTATTGGTCAAGTTTGGACGCAAAGCACTGGTGATAATTATCTTCGCAAATCAACACCGGGGCACTTTATTAGTCAGCTTGGTTTAGTTACTACTAGCAATTACAGCTCTTATGCTTTGCCACTTAGTGGAGGTACGCTTACTGGTGATGTTAACACAACAGCCAACCTTTCAATTGGTGGCAGATCTATTCGGCCATTTGAGAACAACTCGTTTATTGAGTTTTATGTAGGAGGTGATGCCAATACATATTATCCAGTACGGTTTGACGTTTATGCATTTTACCACTTTGGTCGCTGGTCAATTTCTCGTAATTATGGCGAACCTGCCCCATGGGACCCAATTGGAACAGGAGCTCACAAAGGGGGTTTAACCCTTACGTGGGAATGGTCTGGTGATGGAGCTTGGGGTGGTAATGACAAAACAATGCGGGTTGTTCAATTTGCTGAATCCTATACGACAATGGTTGGAGGTATGGCGTTGTCGGTCAACGGAATTATTGTATGGCTGCGTGGTGGTAATGCATATTATAGATTCCATGGTCCAGGAGGCATTTTAAATGGTGCCACCCCTTACTACAGCACATATACAGCTAGTAATGGTTCTACGTTTTCGCCTCGTTCATATAACGCTAGCACAGTAACTTCAGAGGTCACAAACAGAATGCCTGTTCGTGGTGAGTCTGAGCATTGGGATGGTGGCAATCGTGTTTTACATGCTGGCAACTATAGCTCCTATGCGTTACCTTTAAGTGGTGGTACCGTAACAGGCCATTTAATAACAAATCATCAGGGTAACGGTTCTCCAAGCATTACTGTTAATAATGGTGGATCAGAAAATTGGCGAGCAATTAAAGTTACGGCTGCTGCTGGTGAAGATAATTTTGGAATTGGCTATAGCAATACAAGTCATTCCGTTTTTAGTAGAAATAATTTGTCATTCCACTGCGGGACTGGCGATTCGGTTCGCTTCCACTCAAATGGTTGGGACACCTTGTTTGAAGTTGCTGGGGCAACAGGAAATGCATGGTTAAAAGGTGGTCTTGGTATAGGTATTATTCCTGACGTGCGGCTATCTGTTAATGGTGATAGTCATTTTTCAGGAGTAGTGCATTTAGGTGGAACTGCAGGGTCTTATAATAGTTGGGGTTCCCGTGACTACACTACTAGTGGTAACCGTTATTTCAATGCTAACTCATATAATTTTGATAATTATGGTTATGGTAGCAACTGGTCATTTACATTAAGCGGTGGAAACGGTCAAGCATCTTCTTCATTACGTGCACCAATCTTCTACGACAGCAACAACACAGGTTATTACTTAGACCCAAATGGCAACAGTGCATTAACTACTGCAATATTTTATGTAAATGGGTCTTCTGATATAACGCTTACGTCAGCTGGCACAAACGCTTCTATGATAAAAGCGGGATCTGGCGATGAGTTGTATGTTGGCGGTAATAATACTTGGCAAATGCGGTTTAGTGGCGCTAATGTTTTAATGGATAACGGTGGTTATTTGTTAAATGGTGAATCTATTAGATCGCCAATCTTCTACGACAGCAACGACACAAGCTATTATTTAGATCCAACTAGCGGCACTACATCATTAAAAGTTGGTGGCGCTTTATCTCAAGGTTCTTTAGTTTCTAGACCTTACGCTGTTTGGGGCGCAAGTGGCGATTCAACTGGTGCAGTAGTTATTAAACTTCCCGGTGGCACTGGAAATTACGGCATGATTCATGCGGTAATTGATATTTACGAATACAACGGAAACAATGTTTCAACAATAATTATTGGCGGTCATAACTGGGCGGGTGCATGGTACAACATTGGTGCTAATGTAACGGGCTACACAAATAAGCCTGTTCGTTTATGTACTGTTGGTGGGCAATACGCAATTGTTATTGGAAGCGATAGTTCTGTTTGGTCATATGGACAAGTTGTTCTAAGAAAAATTCAGAACGGTGCGTATTACGCAGGCATTATGGATTTGGGTGGTTCATATAGTATTTATCAAACAACATCTGTTGGCGCTTCTTGGGATTCTGGCGACATAAATAATTTTAGGTCGACTACAATTACAAGTATTGGTTCTACACGTGCTCCAATTTTTTATGATTACAACGACACCAACTACTATATAGATCCAAATTCAAGTTCTTTGGTTTATGATTTAAGAGCTGCAAACAGGTTATATGTTGGTAATGGTTCTCAATTGACAATAAACTATGATCAAATCTGGAGAGCAGATGGTGGTCAATTGCATTTGCAATACAGTTCAGCTGGTAATATTAATATGTGTAACGGAGGTGGTTATGCCTACTCTGTAACTTCATTACGTGCACCTATCTTTTACGATACTGATAATACAGGGTATTACTCTGATCCTGCAAATACTTCTTATATGAATTATTTGATTTTATCTGGTAATTATTATTTCAGACCGAACAATTGGATTCAGATGGATAGTGCTGCTGGTATCTACTGGCCAAATCATTATGGTGCACACCTTGAGGCTAACACAGGTAGTACTCACACTCAAATTAAGCTTCGTGGTAGCAAAAATAGCTATGGCGGTATTTGGGATGAATACAGTGGTGTTAATATTTCAATGTTTGATAGTGCTGGTAATGGAGGTGTTTATCGTGAAGGTAATGGTAGGTGGCAAACATACTATCATATGGGTAATGATTGTATGGGTATCGGTACTTCAGGTACTAGTTCTACTTATAGTCTTTACCTAAACAAAGGCGTATATGCACAGTCTCGTATTGATGCAACAATTTTCTATGATACCAATAACACAGGTTACTATTGTGATCCAAACGATACTAGTAGTTTCTATCGTTTGAACATCAACAATAACGTCTACTTTACAAACTATGGTAGAGGTATGGTTGGAGAGTATGCATCAACCAGATACCAAGCAGTGTTTGCTATGGGTGACTCTTATAAAATGTCGGATGACGGTACTAGCTTATCTAACATGTACGGTATTGCTTGGTCACACCCTAACACTGGTGGTGCTGCAGGTAATTTAACTGATCATGGTATGTTAATTATTAACAATGGTAGTTTCCGTTGTGCTATTTCAAACTCTATTGTTGCTTCTGCTAACATTACAGCTTACTCAGATGAACGACTTAAGACTAATTGGCGTGATATGCCAGAGAATTATGTTGATCGTTTAGCTAAAGTTAAAGTTGGTATTTACGACCGTATTGATGAAGAAGACGTAACTCAGGTTGGTGTTTCAGCACAGTCATTCCAAGAATTGCTTCCACAAGCAATTATGACGGCTAGTGATGAAATGAAAACTCTTTCGGTTAACTATGGTGGTGCTGCTTTGGCTTCCTCTGTAGAATTAGCTAAAGAAGTTGTGGACTTAAAAGCAAGAGTGGCTCAATTAGAGACACTTATTGAAAAATTAATTAAGGAATAATTATGGCAATTGCATTTACAATTAAAATTAACGGTATCCGTACCGCTACAGTAAACGGATTAGAAAACACAGTAAAACAAGTTGAATGGACTTTAACTGGTGAAGATGCTGGTCAGAAGTTTGAATTACCACATACAACAAATCTTGGTGATCCTGACTCTTCCAACTTTGTACCATTGAGTAGTTTGACAGAAGCTGCTGTTATGGCTTGGGTTGAAGCTACAGATGAACGCATTCCTAATATCAAAGCACATATCCAATATGTGTTAGAAAAGGAAATTGCTAGAGCATCTCTAACCTCTACACCAATGCCTTGGGCACCAGCACCTGAAGTACCAGCTGAGGCATAAGCTTAATCATGGCTGGATACCTTCAAGGCAGTGGATCAATATCCCTGTCTCAAATTAACTCCGTCTTTGATGGCCGTGGGCTTAACATAGGGGCTTATAGAGGTACTGCTTGGTATACAGCCGGTGGTGGCTCTGGCACATTTCCAACTTCGGGATCACTTGCTTTTGATTATTTTTATGGTAAAGGCCCAAATCCTGCATTTACAGTAGCTTATTCAAGTGGCTTTGGTAATGGTTACTTTATTGATGATGTGTTCTACTCCTTCGGAGAACCAGCTGGCGCAGGTATTCGGTGGAATACCAATGGAACTATGGATCAATACGGGTATGATTTTGGATATCAACCTCTTGGGGAAACTTGGGGGAATCCAACTACTTCTGGGATAGGCTCAAACTACTGGATTCGGTTTACCCGAACAGCAACAGACGGTTTTGGTGCAGCTGCTGCTTCTACTGCTTCTACTGGTTGGGTTCAATTAGATTCCCCAGGTAGAGAAATCACTATTTACCAAGCCTCAGCTACCCAAATTAGTGCTACATATACTGTAGAAATATCTTCAAGCTCTTCAGGCTCACCTGTATTAACTACACGAACTGGTATTACTATTGGACTATCTAATGGTTACCTCTAATTAAAAGATAATTAAACAAATATAACAGGAAGTCACTACCTGACATTTAGTGACAATTTAAAAAGGAAATTAAAATGGGAAAAAATGAAAAGACCCCTGTAAATATCGATGGCGTAGAATACAAGTATGAGGACATGAGTCAGCAACAACAAATGTTGTTAAACCATGTTGCAGACTTAGATCGCAAAATTGACTCCTCTAAATTTAACTTGGATCAACTCCAAGTAGGTCGTAACACGTTCTTTGATATGCTTAAGAAGGCTTTGTCAGAAGAGCAACCAGCAGAGACTCAACCAGTACCTGCTTAAAGTTAATGGTCACCCTGTAAAAAGGGTGGCCTTTTTTATCAAAAAAAGTGAGAAAAATGACGTATCTATAATGAAGAAATATCATAATGATAGAGTACTCAATTTAATAACTTTGAAAGATATTCATGACACATGTAGATAAACTGGTTATGGCTCTTGGTAATCGCATCCCTAATTCTCGAAGATTAGCTTTAAAGGACTTAACTCCTGCTGCTATTAATCGTTTATTTAGGATGAAAAATACCTAGAAAAAGTGAGAAAAATGACGTATCTATAATGAAGAAATATCAATAAAGATAAAGTACTCAATTTAGTAAACTTAAGGAAAGTTAAAATGTTAAAAGTATTAATTGCAGTGTCTATTGCATTATTGTCTAGTACCGCCATGGCATCTAAACATGAAAAGTATGTAGATATGTTAATAGAAGAAGGAGTTTTTAAAGTAGAAGAAAAGGCTAAAGTTATCTGTCAAATGGATGCTTTAGAGGCTTCATTCTATGCTTTCGATAAGGAATTAAAGAAAGCAAAAGACCCCTTTGCTGTTAAACCAGTAGATCCCTACAAGGTTATAGCAGTATGTAATAAGAAACACAACTGATGAGTCTTTATGAGACGAAACCGCTGAGAAGCGGTCTTGTGTATTTTCCCCTTAACTATGGAGTTTAAAATGAAAAAGTTCTTGATCGCAGTGTCTTTAAGTGTTGCCGCAGTATCCTCTTTTGCAGAAGAATCTTTCTGTAAACATAAAGAAGTACTTAAGGTAGGCACTTATGGTGCATTAGCAGGTGCAGCAGCATCTTTGTTAATCCCTGGTGCAGGTCCAGTAATTGCTACAAGTATTCTTACAGGTACAGTAGTAACTACAGGTAATGTAGCAGTGTGTGCGTTTGATGAGAAGGATCGTAAGGACAAATTAGCTGCATTCAAAAAAGCTAACTCTGAACCTACATCTTTTGATAAAGCAGTGGCTAAGCCTGTAGAAGATCGTAGCATAACTGATAAAGCTGTAATCAGCCTTACTCAGGACTACGTCAATGCAGTTGTTAAGCCAGTAGAAGATCGTAGTATTAAAGAGCAAGCAGTTGTTACAATTTCACAAGGCTACACAAAAGCCCAAGAAAGTGTATCAAAAGCTTACAGTAACCTTACTAAATAAGAGGATATATGTCAGAAACTTTCTTTGATATGGTATTGGCGGTTATAATTGCACTTGTGCTTGTACTCGCTATTCTTCACGGTTTGGATGCATTAATTTACTAAGGATCTGTTATGACATACTTTGTTTATAACAAAAAAGGTTATTTGATTACAACTACTACAAGTGTAGAAGAACTGAATAAGTTCCTACCTGAACTAGTAGATGTAATTATTTACTAATCCTTCTCGGATAGAGAGACCCTCCAGGGTATGTACTGGACTTTCTCAGCAGAGAGACCTCTTGGGGTAAGTACCAAGTTCTTTTAATTTTTGGAGTTAAAATGAGTAAATTTCTTTTGTTAAACCCGCTGTATGGAGATAACTTCGGAATTACAGCGCAAGAAATTATTGAATCATTAGAGGAATTTGGTCTTACCTACATCTTCTCAAATGACACTAAAGGTATACCGGCAATTTATGCCACAAGTAGATCTAAAGAGTTAATTGAAAGAATGTGTAATGAAGTACAACTTGATGGTTCTATCATCGAGTTTACTACAATCTATGACCAAGTAATCGAGGATTAAATAATGCCTAGACTAACTTTAAAAGCTGGTGATTATACCATTGAAGCCGTTCAGTACAATGCCTTTGACTCTGTTGAAGTAACTGTATATGATGACTTCTTACAAGCTGTAGTATCTCCTAAATTGTATGATGTTAAATCAGCATACATGACTGGAGAAAGTGTAGCTTCTGTTCTTACAGAATCTGCGGAAGATTTCCGTAGAATCTTTAAAGCAGTTGAAGATCTAGTCTTTGTAGATAAAAAACTTGGAGTTTAAAATGTGCAATAAATGCTTATTTAATCCTTCACCAGTTAACATTTCAGATGAAGAAGGTTATGTTTATCAAGTTGGTAAAGAGATCTACAATTATGTTAAGGCTAAACACGAGCCACATTCTTTAGATTTCTTTAATCATGTTGGTAAGGAACTTGATCTCTGGAAAGCTAACCCTTTAGCAAATGTCAATCAACGATTTAAGAGAATTGGTCATGTCAACACAATCAGGTACAGCGGGAAAGTCCAAGAAGTATAACATATTTCAAATTCTACTTGTAGAATGGTTTATGTACTTCGTAATACTAGTACTACTAGATGGAGACACTAACAGCATGGAGGAATGTGCTGGTGGTGCTTTCATGTTGTTAGCGCTAATACGAGGCTTCCTTTTTATAAAGAAACAGAAATCTTGAACTCCCTGCCAGCGGGAGTATAATCTAGCTGGCTTTTCTTATCAAAAATAATAATAACAATAAAGGTATTTATGAACGTTTGGAAAGCATGTCTTATTGTAGGTTTAATTTATCTAGCACGTAAAGTTGTAACTTACATGGAGAATGCGGAAGCAGAATAAAGGAATGACTATAGTTAATAATATATTAGAGAATTTAGTTTCAGATCTTAGAAAAAGACAAGCAGTCTTAAGATCAGATCGTAATATTTACACGCATTATCTTAAAGAAGTAGACCCTACTACTCTAGTTGATGTATCGTATCCACACATATTACGAGGTTTAGAAAGACAAGCTACTCTAGTAGATATTGTAGCCACCATTGGTCGAAGAGTAAGGCAAATGCTTAATCTTCCTAATGATACTGTGTCAGATGCACAGGTTGGTTGGTTCATATGTATTGCTTATATTGAGTGTAATATCCTTACATTCCGATTAAAGTATACCTATAAGAATGGAAAGAAAAGTAAATACAAAGCTTACTTCCTACAGGTTAAAGACTGGAAGGCAATTGAACAACTCTGGAGTTTAATTGACCAAAGTAAAGTAGATATCTTTCCATTAAGAGAACAGACTAAGCCTTGGACATCTGCATTTAATGTTAATGGTTCACCCATTATTAAGAAAGGCCACCCTAGTGCACTGTCAAAGTTTAGGACTTCAGACAAGCAAGCATTGTTTGATACTCTAAATAAATTACAAGCTATTGGATGGCGAATTAACAAGGATGTGTTTACTGTGTATCAGCACTTTTTACATAATCCTTGTCACAATAGCCCTTTCAAGTTACACACAGAGATTGATGAAGAGAAGAAACAATCACTTTTGATTGAAGCACAAGGCATTGAAAGACTAGCATTAAATCATCTTGATAATGCTTTTTATCATGTCTATAACTTTGATTTCAGAGGTCGAGTTTATGTAAATACAGCGTTTCTTCACGAACAATCTAGTGATAATGCAAAGGGCCTACTGTTGCTAGACAAATCAACACCACTAGGTGAAAACGGTCTGTTCTGGCTAAAGGTACATACGTCAAATTCTTTTGGAAATGACAAGGTGACGCTAAAGCAGAGGGCTGAGTTTGTAGATGAGAATATTAATCTATTCTTGTCATATGCAGATAAACCTACTGTTAATCAAGGATGGATGGAAACAGATGCTCCATTTTCTTTTTTAGCTGCTTGTTATGAGCTTAAGAAAATTAAGAACTGGTTAATGGATGGTAATAACTTAGAAGATTATCCTTGTTCTTTACCTGTATATATTGATGGTTCTAATAACGGTGTCCAGCATCTAGTTGCTATGTCACAAGATGAAGAGATTGCACCACTAGTTAATTTAGTACCACAAGATACCCCAGGTGATGTGTACATGTATATTGCTAAATACGCATGGAAACGTTTAGAGGAGCTAGCAAGTCAGCTAACACAAGAGGAACGTGATCAATTTGATAGTGTATACAGTAAGGCTAAAGAGTTACAAAAAGCTTACTTTGATGCACCTGAAAAGAGTGAACAAAAATCCTTAGCTTATGCTGCTGCCCAAGAGTGGCGTAATCAGAATCGTTCTATTAGAGAAAAGTTGTTTGCTGTTTACTGGCTTAATATTGATAACCCAAAAGATCAACGTAAAGTAGTAAAGAGAAATGTAATGACTCTCGGTTACGGTGGTACTGCGTACGGCATGGGTCAACAAATTATTGATGATACCCGTGATATGTCTGAGTATCTTCGTGACAAGGAACACCTCTGGGGTGCTATGTTAGGTGATTTGGTATTTGAGACTTGTTATGAAAAACTCAAAGGGCCAGCAACAATGTTACGAATGTTTCAGGACTTAGCGGATAGATCTAATAACAAAGATGTATTCCTACAATGGACTACTCCAGTAACAAACTTTCCTGTAGTTCAAGCATATAGAAAACCATCTATTGTTAGAACTAAATTAAAGTACGGTGAAGAAGAACTTAAAGTTCAACTTCAAACATGGGAAGAATCAACTATTGATAAAGATTCCCAGAGAACAGGTGCAGCACCAAATATTGTTCACAGTTTTGATGCAGCACACTTGACTATGACTGTATTGTCTGCTCCATATGAGATGACTGTTGTTCATGATTCTTTCGGTACCCTGCCTGGAAACATGGATGACTTATTTTATAGAGTAAGAGATCAGTTCGTAGAGTTTTACAAGAGTAAACCTTTAGAGAAATTACTGGCTGAACTTAATTGTGAAGACCTTATTCCTGAGAGGGGTAATCTCGATGTAAAACAAATATTGTACTCAGATTATGCTTTTTGTTAAGTTTACCAGGGTACGCTAAAGCACAATGGTATGCATTTTTGTGATGTATACCTTTTTATTAAAAATTGGAAATTAAAAGTAAGGAACTAAAAAGCTATGGCTATTTTGAAAAATGTTGAGTTATTCTACCCACGTCTTGATCCCAAGAAACCAAATGCTCGATTTAATAAAGAGCAACCTACATGGGAAGTTCAGATTCGAACTCGAGACAAGAAAGTTAAAAATGAGTGGGCTGCACTCAACTTGAAGCCTAAGACTGTAGAAGATGATGACGGTAAGGTATTTTATTCTGTTACTCTTCGCAAGAAGTCTAAAAAGAAAGATGGTGAAGTTAATCAACCTGTAAAGGTTATTGACGGTGGCCTAAATGATATTAACCCAATGAGCATTGGTAATGGCTCAATTGGTAATGTCCGTATCTTTCAATATGAGTATGGTGATGAGAAAAAGATTGCCTCTATGTTGATGGCAGTTCAAATTACTAAACTTAACGAGTACATTCCAAAGGCATCTGATGATGAATTTGAAATGACTGAGACAGAGATTGTCCGTGTAGCAGATGCTGACGGTGGTGACGATGATGAGGATGACAATCCTTATTAATTAAATTTAGGGGACTTCGGTCTCCTATTTTATCAAAGGAAATTAAATGGCAAATATTATTGCAGGTTTAGTTGGTATAGCTGTTGTAGTAGCCTCTATCTACGGATGGATTGCAAACTTTATAGCTATATTAGCAATGAATGCTGATACCCCATTAGGTTGGGTTATTGGTCGTATTATCGGTGTCTTTGTACCCTTTATTGGAGCAATTCTTGGTTACTTCTGAATACACGCTGACGTTCACTGATCCTATTAGTGAATTTGAAATGCTTCTCTTATGTAAACTTGGAGATGACTTTTCATACAATAAAGACTTTACTGTCTGCACAATTGAAACCCCAATGAGTGAAAGAGAATTCCTTAAAGAAGTCTCTGAAATTACTGTAGTAGAAAATATTGGGTTAATTCAGCATTTAGTAACAATGGAACCCGATTGGTTAACTTATAATTCATAATGATTGCATATAAACTTTTTAAGAAAAGAAAAGATGGTACTTATGGACCATTGTTTATTAATCGAAAACAGAAAATACAATCAGGTGTATTGTATGGGGCAGAGTCTCATCCTACTGTAGGTTATGCCTATCGTCCGGGATGGCATTGCTGCTCCACACCTAATGCACCACACTTGAGCCTTAAAAATAGAGTATGGTGTAAGATTGAAATTCAAGACTATACAAGACATCAACGACCTGAAAGTCAAGGTGGTCTCTGGTATACAGCAAATTATATGCGTATTCTAGGAGAACTATGAGTAACTTAAACCAACTTGCTAAAGATTACTGGAATGATGAACTTGAATGTGAAGTAATTGAAGAGGGTGACTGGGTTAATGATTTCAAAGACTATTACTTTCGTATAGATATCATTAAGTATCAAGACAAATATTATCGAATTAGTATGAAAAGAACTGGAAGTTATTATACTGAATACTTCTTCAATGAAGATAGCTTTGTAGCAGAAGAAGTAACTAAAGTTGAAAAAGTAGTAACAGTAACATCATGGGAACGTGTAAAATGAAACAACGAACAATCTACCTTGCAGGTCCAATGGAACACGTATCGCTTGACGATGCAAAAGGTTGGCGTGATATTGCTACTCAATTACTTAAGCAAGCAGATCAAAAAGTTCTTGATCCTACTCGTAGGGTTCATGAGTTTCAACCGAAGTACATGAAGAGAATCTTTGAACTAGATCTTCGTGATATTCAAGAGTCAGACTTGATTCTTGTTAATTTAGACAATCCTAAAATTGCTAAACACGGTACTTCAATGGAAGTGTTTTATGCTTCTTATGTACTACGTAAACCAGTAATTGCATTTAAAGCGGATGCCTCTACTATTCATCCATTTTTTGAATCTTTAGTAACTGAATGGAGATCAACAGTAGATAAAGCCTGTGACACTATTATCACGGAGTATATCGAGTAATGCCATTCTTTGTTACTTACGTAGATCCTGATGATGAGAATATAGAGCATAATATTCCTATTAGTAAAGCAACTCAGGAGTGCGTTTTTACTAGTTTAAAACAAGTAGCAGTTAAAGTGAGAGATGTTAAAGCTCACTATCCAAAATTAAAAGTTAGGGTTTATCATGCAAGCCTTTGGGAAGAAAATTAATGCCATATATTAGACAAGATTTTAAACAATTTCTACACACAAAAAGTGTAGCGGAAGTAGGTGATTTGTGTACTACTCCAGGAGAATTAAACTTTGTTATTACTTCAATTGTACGAGATTACTTCAATCGTACAGATAAAGGTAATTACCAAGCTATTAATGATATTGTAGGTGCTCTAGAAGGTGCTAAGATTGAATTTTATCGAAGGGTAGCAGCACCGTATGAAGATCTTAAAATTAAAGAAAATGGGGATGTGTATTAATGAAATTCACAGTAACCACAGTAAAAGAAAATGAAGACGGTAGTGCTAATGTTGTTCTAGACTTAGATAATGAAGCACGAGAGTATTTACTAAATTATGCCTTCATCCATATGATGAAAGATGCAATTGCTGAAGGTCAACTTTATCAGGTAAAGGATTAAAATGTATATACCAGTTTATGAAGTATACTCTTATGATGATAATAGAGGTGTAGTAGGAACATATAATGATTTTGAAAATGCTGTAGAAGCATGGAAAAATAATATGAATTTCTTTACTATTAAATGTGTGTGGCCAACTAGTGTAAAGAATCGTTCTAAGGAATTAAACACAATCCAAGCCATTAATAACTATCGTAATCTATTAAACGATTGGAGAATAGAAGATGGTGATGATGAATGGGAAGTCGATCAATTGATGAAATATCTTAAAGAAAATCCTCAAAAGAAAGATGCCATTAACCCTAGCCATTATCAAGGCTATGTAATGGATTTACAGTGGCTAGAAACTATGCAGTATCTACCAAGCTTTAGAGATCCTGCTTGCTTCAAAGCTGCAGTTGAACTACAAGTACGAAAGTATTTAGACCGCTTAGGTGGTAAAGATGCTGAACAACAGGAATTAGGTAAAGCATTGTGGTACTTAAAGTTCCTACTTGCTTACACTAAGAATAACAATCAACCAATCCGTATTAAAGATATTGAAAAAATTTTAAATGAGTAATCTAGTATTTGACATCGAAAGCGATGGTCTACTAGACACCGTAAGTAAAGTTTGGATGATCGTGACAAATGACACTGTTACAGGTGAGGAATTAATCTTTACTGATTATGATTCTCAATATCCAAGCTTAGAACAAGGCTTACAACACCTATCGAAAGCAACAAGTTTAATTGGTCATAACATTATTGGCTATGATTTACTTGTTCTCCGAAAACTATACAATTGGGCTCCGAATAAAGAGACTAAACTTTTTGATACAATGCTATTGTCTCAGGTAGTTGACTATGATCGATTTAACGGAAAACATTCTCTAGCTGTATGGGGTGAGTACCTTGGGCAATCTAAAGTTGAGCATGAAGACTGGAGTCAGTATTCAGAAGCCATGCTACATCGGTGTAGAGAAGACGTAAAAATTAACGTAAGAGTTTTTAAGTTCATTAACAAAGAACTAAAAGGTATGTTTGAAAAGAAACAATATCTTAAAACCTCTATTAAAAACGAACATTTAACTGCACAATTTTGTGCGGATGCAGAATATATAGGATGGCAATTTGACAAAGATGCTGCTACAAAACTATTGGCTGCTATGGAAGCTCAGATGGCAGAAGTTCAAGCTATCATTGAGCCAAGGCTTAGTGTTGAAACTAAAATCATTGATAAACAGCCTAAGTCACCACGATGGATTAAGAACGGTAATTATGATTCCGTTACTGCTCGATATTTTAATATTGATCCTTCTAATGGCAGGGATGTACGTCTGGTAGAAGGTGAATATCAAAGGTTTGAATATGTACAACCTGATTTGGGTAACATTGACTCAGTTAAACTTTATCTACATAAAATTGGCTGGGTTCCTGACGACTGGAACTGGAAAAAACAAGGAAACGAGTTTATTAAGGTATCTGAAAAGCTAACAACTAGTTCACTTGAAAAGTTAGGTGAGATAGGTATGTTAATTGACAGGTACTACACTACTCGATCTAGACATTCTATTTTGTCTGGATGGATGGAGAACTTAGATGAGAATAATCGATTACATGGTAGTTGTTTTACTATCTCTACTCCAACTGGTCGTGCTAGACATAGCGGTATTGTCAATGTTCCAGGCGCTGATTCCGAGTGGGGTGCAGATATTAGAAAGTTATTTATTGCCACTCCTGGCTATACAATCATTGGCGCTGATTCTTCTGGTAATCAATTTAGAGCTTTATGTCATTATCTAAAGAATGATGAGTATACAAATGAGGTTCTGAATGGAGATGTACACCAAAAGAATGCTGATGTGCTTACAGCAGTAATGACTGAAGAGCAAGCAAACTTTCCTAAAATTATTAAAGATCCAACTATATCTCGTAAATTAGCAAAGCCATTCATTTATGCTTATTTGTTTGGTGCTGGTGGTGAGAAAGTTTCTTTAATTCTAACTGGTGTTCGTAATGCTAAATTAGGTAATAAAGTTAAAGCTGAATTTGCAAAGCGTATTCCAGGACTAACCCCATTGATCAAACGTATTAATGCAATTTATAACAAGACAGAAAATCATGGTAATCCGTGGATTCCTGCACTAGATGGCCGTAAGATTCCTTGTGAATCTGCCCATAAGTCTCTTAACTACTTACTTCAGAGTTGTGAGGCTATTACATGTAAAGCAGCTACTGCTCTTACTTATGTTCGACTCCAAGAGGAAAACATACCATTCAATCCATTGATATTCTATCATGATGAGATTGAATTTGAGGTTCCTACTGAGTATGCTGAAAGAGCCGCTGAGATTGCTAAGAAAGCTTTCCAGGATGGCCCTAAGTTATTTGGTGTGGAAATTATGGACGGTGAATCTAAAATTGGTAATAATTGGTATGATGTACACTAATCTGAAAGACTTTATGGATAACTTATCCTTGGTTAAAACTATTGAATCACAAAAAACATGTGCAAATGCAGCATTAAATTTGTTGCATATGGTTGATCCCGACTCTTGTCTTTTAGGTGGAGCACCTAGAGATTGGGCTTTAGGTAAGGTGGCTAAAGATCTGGACGTTTACCTTCGTCCATTTCCTATGGAAAGTAAAGATAGTACTATTGCTCGTATTACTCAGGCATTAAGTCTTGAGCATAATGAGATTGAAGATGTTACTAACGACTCTTACTATATGCAGAGTAAAGACAATGGGGTTCTTGGAGTATTAAATGTAAAGAATTGTTTTATGCCAATACAAATTGTGTTGTGTGATAGAGCACCTTTAGAGATGCTATACACTTTCCATTGTAGCTTGTCTCAGGCATATTATGTGCGTGATCATGGTTGGGACTATCCTCTTAACTCTGATGCATATCGGTTAGAGACTACTATGGAGTTTGACATTGGTAAACAATTCCAAGTCAATCTGATCAAGAAAAATAGCGATCCAAGATATATTGCTAAAATTCAAGCTAAATATCCTAATTATACACCAGTATACGAAGCATGAATGTTTTCTTCTTAGACAAAGACCCTGCAGAATGTGCTAAGGGTCACTACGATACTCATGTAGTAAAGATGATTCTAGAGTCAGCTCAGTTATTGTCTACTGCTCATCACTTGTGTGGTGATGGTGGACCATATAAAGTTACTCACCAGAATCATCCTTCAGCTGTATGGGTTAGACAATCGGTGGCTCATTATAGTTGGTTGTATATTCTTATGCTAGAGCTAGGTAAGGAATATACACACCGATTTGGTAAAAAACATAAGACAATCCGAGAACACAAGGACTCTTTGTTCTTTACACCAAGAGACATTAAAGCACTAGGGTGGCAAGACCCACCTTTAGCTATGCCCGAGCATTGTCAATTAGATAGTGCCGTTGAATCCTATAGAAATTATTATTTAACAGAAAAGATAAATTTAATGAAATACACAAAGAGGAATGCCCCTTGGTGGATGCAAAAACAGATCGCTACGATTCCCTCTATTTAGATCTAGCAAAAAGAATTGCTCTAATGTCCTATGCTGAGAAGCGTAAAGTTGGAGCAATTGCAGTAAAGAATAACAATATACTCAGTTTCGGGTTTAATGGGACACCTAAAGGCTTTCCTAATAAATGCGAGAATGAGTATAATAAAACATTATCCTATGTAATTCATGCTGAAGCAAACCTTGTATCTAAGGCGGCTGCAGAAGGTTTGAGTTTAAAAGGATCAACAGTATATGTAACAACTGCCCCTTGTGACAATTGTTCCTTATTACTTATCCAATCTGGTGTTGAGAGAGTTGTTTTCTCAGACAGATATAAAACAGATTCAGGTATTTTAACATTAATCCACAGTAATATAAGAGTACAACAAAAATGAAAAAATCACTAGTATATCAGGTTCCATCAGCAACATACACTTATCCTCGTGGTGATAAGTATTTGTATCTTAGTTTTGTAGATCGTCCTACAATTATTAAATACAAAGTTCGAAATAAAGTAGGTCAAAAGCTCCTTGCTCGTGTTAAAAAGTATGGCTATGAGAAAGTAACTTACCCAGTATGATTGCATTAGTAGACGGAGACGTTCTACTTTATCAGGCTATCTGGGGTACTGAAGACGTAGAAGAAGCTAAAATTAAATTAGACGAAGTTCTTCAAGCTGTTGTTGAAAACACCTTTTGCACTGATTACCTCATTGCAATTGGTGGTCCTAATAATTGGAGAGAAGAATTTTTTTCAGAGTATAAAAAGAGTCCTTCGAGACTCGCATCTAAGAAAAATAGATCAGAATATTTTGATGAATTAAAAGAATGGTTTTGCCATCACCCTAATGCTGTAGTTGCCCACGGATTTGAAGCAGATGACTTACTCCGAATTTGGTCACTAGAAGCTATTAGGGATGGTGATCCTTATATTGTGTGCACAATCGACAAAGACCTAGATTGTATTCCTGGTAAACACTTTAAACCAGGACGAGATGAATATTATGAAGTAGATGAAGAGTCAGCAGACACTCACTATTGGAGACAGATACTTACTGGCGATGCAGTAGATAATATTCCTGGACTTAATAAAGTAGGTCCAGTGAAGGCTAATAAGATCTTAGAGGGCTGTGATAATAATAAGAAAAGAAAGGCAGCAGTAATAAATGCTTACAAACAACATTATGGTGACCAGTGGAAACCTTATTTACTTGCCAATGGCAGGTTAATCCACATCTGGCGCTATATTAATGACCACTTCCAAATCAAAGAAGGATAACGGACACTGGAACTTTCCTGAGCAACTAGATCATGAAAATGCCTTTGGTTTTATCTATTTAATCAAAGATACAACTACAGGTATGATGTATATCGGTAAAAAGATTTTCAGAGGTACTGGTAAACTCAATCGAGGTAAGCCAAGTAACTGGAGGGTCTATACAAGTTCATCTAAGGATATTAATGCACTAATCGAAGAAAGAGGTATTAATTCCTTTGAGTTTTATGTGTTAGAACAATACTATACTAGAGGTGGTTTAAGTTGGGCAGAAACATGGTCACAATGTCATGTAGAGGTACCTACTAACAATCATATTTGGTATAACCGTTTTATTGACAAAGTTCAATGGAGATCTTCTGAGGTAGTCTCAGTGAGACATCGTAGAAGGTTAAATAAACTAGCAGGTTTAAAATAATGAGATTAATTGGTTTTGTATTTGGTTTATGTTCTCTGGGAGTTCTTCTCACACAGGCTATAAACTTATTGTCAACAGATGTATGGGGTTCATCAGATTTTTTGTTAATGTCTGTAGCCCTCAGTTTTATTTCAACAGGTTGTTTTGCAGTTAATAAGGTATTAAACAATTAAAATGGGAAAAATAGTTGTAAAGGATCAACCATGCCTAAGTGAAGACTGTGGTAGTAGTGATGCTAGACAGGTATATGAAGATGGAACATCATACTGTTTTTCATGCAGAGGGTGGTTTCCAAATCAAGAAAAGGATACTTTTGTGTCAATTAAAAAGGAAAGTTATGGTAATGAAACACTAGGGGAAATTGCCAGTTATGCCGTAAGAGGTTTTGAAGATCGAAAGATCAAAAAGAAAATTACTGAATATTTTAATGTAAAGGTTACGGTAAATGAAAAGGGCGAAGTGGATTCGCATTATTACCCCTATGGTATTAATGAGATTACGGGCTATAAGAAACGTATTCTCCCAAAAGAGTTTACAGTTATCGGCAAGATTAAAAGTCTATTTGGACAAATGCAAGCGGGTAATGGGGGTAAACAGCTAGTAATTACCGAAGGTGAAATTGATGCATTAACAGTATCTCAAGCTTGGTTTGATAAGTATGAAAAGATCTACCCAGTAGTATCTATTCCCTCTGCAAGCCAAACTAGTATTCTCCTTAACAATCGTGACTGGTTACGTAACTTTGACTCTGTAATTATTTGGTTTGATAATGATGAGCCAGGCAAAGAGGCTGCTGATCGTGCTGCAAAGATTATTGGTTTTGACAAAGTAAAAATTGTTAAAAACACTAAACTTAAAGATGCTAATGAACTGTATCTTAAAGAAGGACACATGGCTGTTCTTGCACAGATTTGGGATGCACAGCCTTGGAGCCCAGTAGGTATTGTTAACTCAGCAGATACTTGGGATTTATATAAAGCAGAGTCAGAGATTGACTATGTGCCTTGGCCAGACTTTGCAGTAGAACTTAATAAAAAGATTTATGGTAGGTGCCTAGGTTCTATTACTGTACTTTGTTCAGGTACAGGTATGGGTAAGAGTTCATTCTTAAAAGAAGATCAATATCATTTACTTCAAACAACAAATGAGAAGATTGGTATTTGTTCTTTGGAAGAAAGCGTCTCTGAAACAGTTGAAGGCATTATGGCATTACATCTAAACAAGCGTATTCAATTGCCTGATGTTGAAGTCAATGAAGAAGAAGAGCGTACTGCTTGGTCAGAAACCATGGGTACAGGTAGAATTATGTTCCTAGACCATCAAGGTTCTATGGGAGATGATTCATTAATAGACAAGATGGAGTTTATGGCCTTAAGTGGGTGTAAATTTATTTATCTTGATCACATTACTATTGCAGTATCAGATGCTGAGGATAATGATGTAAATCGAGCTACAGATAAGCTTATGTCAGACTTACTGAAGCTAGCTAAACGACATAGTGTGTGGATTGGTGTTGTTAGTCATTTAAGAAAGACAAACAATAACCAGAAGTCATTTGAAGAGGGTGCTGTACCTTCAGACGATGATTTAAAAGGTTCAGGCTCATTAAAGCAAATTGGTGCACAATTAATTGCTATTAGCCGTAACAAGCTAGAGACTGACCCTATTCAACGACACACAAGTAAGTTATGGGTTTTAAAAGATCGTTGGACAGGTAGAACTGGCCCAATGGGTCAATACAGGTTTATAGAAGATACTGGTAGATTAATTAACAGTGATTCATTTGAGGATTTAACAATATGAGATACGCCATATTTGCCTTTGATGAATCAATTAATAAGTATAGTGAGTTTATATATGATGATTATGAAGAATGTGAAACAGCACTAAGTATCTTTACTGATTACGAAGTTCCTGCGTTTATATGTGTTTCAGATGAGTCGATGAATGGTAAGATTGCAGAGGTGTTATTACGTCCTGGATCTTGCTTTAATGCCTAACAATAAAAATAAGAAAATAATGAAATACTACGACATTGAAATTGATTTAGAAAAGGATAATCTTCTAACAGACTACGCCTTTGACATGGTCTTGGAGTTTTATGCACAGAATGCTGAAACTTCACCACAACAAGTTTATGCAAGGGCATGCCGTGCATGGAGCACATTTAAAGGTCAAACAGACTTAGCTTTAGCCCAAAGACTGTATGACTACATATCTAACAAATGGTTTATGTTTGCCTCACCAGTTTTGTCTAATGCACCTGACATCGATGGTAAAGGCAAAGGTATGCCAATCTCATGTTTTCTAACTTATGTACCTGATACTGTCCCTGGTCTTATTGATCATAGTTCTGAAATTCGCTGGCTATCAGTTATGGGTGGAGGCGTTGGCGGCCACTGGAGTGATATCCGGAGTGTGTCTGATATTGCTCCTGGTCCCATACCTTTTCTTTCAACTATTGATGCTGATATGACTGCCTACAGGCAAGGAAAAACACGCAAAGGATCTTATGCTGCATATCTCGATATTGACCACCCTGATATTCTTGAATTTGTTAGCATTAGGGTACCCACAGGTGACAATAATCGTAAGTGCCTTAACTTACACAACGCTATTAATGTCACTGACTCTTTCATGGAAGCTGTCAAAGAAGGTAGAGAATATGAACTTGTTGATCCAAAGAAAGGACCCACAGGGGAGTTTCTCGATGCTCGAAAAGTATTTGGAAAGTTACTGGAGACTCGCTTTCGCACAGGTGAGCCTTATCTTAATTTCATCGATACCGCTAATGATGCATTACCACAACAGCTAAAAAGCAAAGGATTAAAAATTCACGGAAGTAATCTGTGTAATGAAATCCATTTACCTACAGCTGAGGGTCGAACTGCAGTATGTTGCCTAAGCTCTGTTAACCTAGAGTACTTTGATCAATGGAAAGACACTAGTATGGTTGCTGACTTAGTAACTATGCTAGACAATGTACTAGAATACTTTATTGAAAATGCTCCCGCAGCACTACATAGAGCTATTCTTTCAGCAAAGAGTGAGCGTTCTATTGGTCTAGGTGCAATGGGTTTCCATAACTACTTGCAAAGTAAAGCCATTCCTTTTGAGAGTGAATTGGCAAGTAAATTAAATATTGAAATCTTTAAACACATCAAAACTGAGGCAAGGAATGTATCTAATTCCCTAGCCGAAAAGCGTGGACCTGCTCCTGATATGAGTCCACTAATGATTCGTCATTCACATTTGCTAGCTATTGCTCCAAATGCCTCCTCTGGTATTTTGCTATCAACCTCACCTTCTATTGAGCCAAATAAAGCTAATGCTTACACTCATCGTACTCGTGCAGGATCTTTTCTAGTTAAAAATAAGTATCTTGAGCAATACTTAGAGGGTATCAATCATAATACGAGTGAAGTATGGTCAAACATTATTACTAATAGTGGTTCGGTTCAACACCTACCTTTCTTAGATAATAATGCAAAGGCTGTATTTAAGACTAGTTTCGAATTAGATCAGAATTGGATTGTAAAGCATGCTGGTGATCGGCAAAAATATATTTGCCAAGGTCAATCAGTAAACTTGTTCTTCCCTGCAGGTGTTGATCGCTCTGTAGTTAAGAATGCTCATATTTATGCGTGGGAAGCTGGGCTCAAAGGTCTGTATTACTTACGTACAGAGGCTAAAGTTCGTGCCGAGAATGTTTCACAAAAGGTTGAGGAAAACAAATTGAAAGAAGTTAAAGAAACTATTATCTATGGAAAACCAAACTGCCCCCAATGCACAATGGCAAAGTCCTTGCTTGAATCAAAAGGAATTGCTTATTCTTATGTTGACATCACTACAACAGGTAAGTCAGCAGCAGAAATTACTGGAAGAGCAGATGTCCGTTCTCTCCCACAAGTTTACCTTGATGGAACGTACGTTGGCGGATTTACGGAACTCTACGCTAAACTCACTACCCCAAGTGAAGTTGTAGAAGATAACGAATGCAAGGCATGTGAAGGTTAATATGGCTACACTAACAGAGTTTAATAAAACATACAAACCTTTCTTACATGACTGGGCAGTTGATATCACAAAGAAACATGAAGAAATTCATTGGACTGAAGATGAAGCTGACTTGTCTGAAGATGTGTCTGACTGGAAACTAAAACTTGATGAAGGCGAAAAAGAGTTTATTACAAATATTCTCCGATTGTTTACTCAAGGTGATGTTCAAGTCGGACAAAATTATTACGACTATTTAATCCCAAAGTTTAAGAACAATGAAGTACGTGTTATGCTTGGTTCCTTTGCTTCTCGTGAAGGTACACATCAACGAGCATACGCACTACTAAATGACACACTTGGATTGCCTGATGAAGAGTATCACAAGTTTCTAGAGTATAAAGAGATGTCCGAGAAAATTGACTTTATGCAAAGTAATGATACTAATAGCCAGACAGGTGTAGCACTTGCTCTTGCTAAGGGTGTTATGAATGAAGGTGTAGCTTTGTTTGCCTCATTTGTTATGTTACTGAATTTCCAACGATTTGGTAAAATGAAAGGCATGGGTACTGTAGTAGAGTGGTCTATTCGTGATGAAACAGTGCACGTAGAGGGTGGTGCTCGATTGTTCCGAGAGTTTTGTAATGAACACCCAAGAATTATCAATGATGAACTTAAGTCTAAGATTTATCAGATGGCAAGAGACGCAGTTGATCTTGAAGATAAATTTATTGAACTTGCCTTTGCTAATTACAAAATTGAAGGTATTAGTAAAGAAGATGTAAAGAGTTACATTCGCTATATTAGTGATCGTAGACTACTACAACTAGGTTTAAAGACTATCTTTGACCATCGAGACAATCCAATGCCTTGGCTAGACTGGGTTCTCTCAGGTGTCTCTCATGACAACTTCTTTGAGAAGCGTGTTACAGAGTACAGTGTTAATGGCATGAACGGAGATTGGGACTGGTAATGACTCCATCGGATAAAATTAAACTAACAAATATGGTTGATCAAGGTGTTAACCATACACTAGCTACTTTAGATATAACAGATCGAGAAGAGATTATGAATCACTTTGAGAGAGTGGCATTGTCTATTGTAGAGGGCTCTAACCCTGAAGACTCTGAAGAGTTAGTAAAATTCTTTTCAGTGTATCTTCAGAAAAAGGCTGATAAGTTAGGTGTTAAACGTAGTTACGCAGATGAGCAAAAATAATAATAATAATTGGCAGGAATTAGAACGTGAAGAAAAGCAATTTAAAGATGAGCGAACCTCTCATTCAGACAGACACAAACGACCCTATAAGCGAGAGCGACAGCAAGGACGTTGGTGGGACGAGTACAGCTCAGAAGAAGACGAAGATGACTCTATTGGAGGAAATCAAAACAATAGTTAGTAAAAGCACAGTTCATGTGTCTGAGTTTAGGTTAGTTGTAGATGAAATTAATAAAACTACTACTCAGCTTATTGAAGATCTATGGCCTACTGGTATTACATTCATTGTAAGCGGAACAGATTTAGTTGCACTAAATGAACTAAACAATAAAATTATTAATCGGTCAGGATCTATTGGTCGATGGAAGGTAACACTTCCAGCTGATATTATTCTAGAACCCGCAGAGTTATTTATTTCAACTAAGGAATTATCACATGAGCAAACTATTCGGTTGCCAGTTCAACAAGTACTCAAGTGTGCTTAACGCTAAAGCTAAACCTAAATCGCCTGAAGCACCAGACTCCCCTAATCCACCTCAACCTGTAACTCAGGAAGATAATGATGGGGGCTATTACTGGTTCGGTAAAAATATTATGCGTAATGGCGTAATGTATCTTATGGGAGAAATAGAAGACGATTCTGTACAGCCTATTATTATGGCTATTATGGAATATAACCTAATGGCTAAACAGGATCAACCAGATAAACTTGTATTGTTTATTAACAGTCCAGGTGGATTTGTTTCCTCAGCATACCATTTAATTGATACTATTAAACAGTCCAATATTCCAGTAGTTACTATTGGTACTGGTGAAGTAGCTTCAGCAGGTGTTATGTTGTTGATGTCAGGAAATAAGGGTATGCGCTTTATTACTGAAAATTGCTCTGTAATGTCACATCAATTCTCTCGTGGAGTTGTTGGTAAAGAACATGAGATAGCTGCAGCCTCAAAAGACTTTCATCTAGATTCGCTAAGAATGTTAAATCATTATCGCAAATGTACAGGTAAGTCTGTTACATATATTCGTAAGCATTTGTTACAACAATCAGATTGTTTCTTCTCTCCAGATGAAGCAGTTACACATGGTATTGTAGATGAAGTAATTAAGAATCCGTAAACCAAGCCCTGACTAGAAATAGTTGGGGCTATTTTATTAAGGAACACATGATAAGTGAAAAAGATATTGAAGATTGGTTACATTATGAATTAAAAGAAGTGTCTAAAGAAATCAATGATAACTATTGGAAATTCTCTGCCTCATTTGGCACAGATAAGGAATTACTCATGCAATACGAGAGTAGTGTAAATAGGCTAAAACGTATTTTAGAAAGACTTAATGGTAACAATCCCAACTGAAAACTATAAACTATTGCTTAAACTTTTAGATCGATTTAAAGAGGAACGTGAAACAAATGATAAAATGAGTCAATTCGAAAATGGATATGCTTGTGCTAGTCATTATGCTTATGACGCACTTTACGAAGCATTAGAATCATTACCTAAATTAAATAAGGTTTGTGCATTATGTAAGAAGGATGTAACAGATGGCATCTAATGAACTACTATATAAGTCTAATAAGATATGGAAAGAGTTTAAAGCTCTTAACTCTACTGCAAACTTTGAATGGCTTCCTGAAGAAGATAATTTTTACTTTTATAGTGATCGTATCATGAATTTAGCAATAAATGAGATCGATAAGAAACGTAAAGAAGTTATTGAAGCAAGAGGCGGTAGATTTTATTATAGTGATGGCTACAACCCTCGTTGGAATACAAAGAATCGTGTTAGAAACTTTTTAATAAGTGAAATAAAAAATGAAACAGTTAGCAGATCTAGCGTTACAAGTAATGGACGAGTTCACGGAGTTGAGCAAGGTCAACAACTTTAATTCAGACCTAGAATTTCAACATGATGCATTTTATGTAGCTGTACGTGTATTAAGAAACAGTCATCTGTTTTTTGAATATAACCCTTACACATGGGAAGATACAAGACTACTACAAGATACTTTAGATATACTAGAGTATGGTCCTGTACCTAAAGCGCATTATGAAGTGTTTACTAAAATCTTAAATAGAGATGCCACGCCCTAAAAAGGTAACGATTGTTAAACCTGTTTGTTCCCCTGAATTAACAGAGTTAATAAGAAGACGAAGAGCACAAATGTTAATACATTCGTGTATCTATTATGAGCTAAATGAAAGTATAATCTCTGATCATCAGTGGCAAGCATGGGCTGATGAGCTACAACAACTACAAGAAAAACACCCAGATTGTTTAAAAATTGATTTTTACGACTGGGAATTTAGAGATTGGGATGGTGCTACTGGAGCACACCTACCACATAGGAACCCTTGGGTTTTCCAGAAAGCAAATTATATTTTAAATCTTTCGAGAGAGAATAAATGATCACAATTCAAGAATTGCAAGTTAAGTTTCCTGTAGTATTAGAGCTTCTCCGCCTGTCAAGAAATTGGCATTCACGAGAACAAAAGGCTTATGAGTTTCATCCGATTATTAAAGAGATCATGAAGACTCATGTACCCCAAGATTATCGTTTGTTAGCATTAGAATATCCTCATCAATCAATTAAAGATGCAAGTAATGTTGCGTTTACTCGTGATGAGCGTTCAGGTATTAACGATCGTCAGACTGTTACCACCTTTGGTCGCTATGTTCGTAGAATGTTCCCTCAATTGAAGGATCATGAAATTCGTGACTATGCTACTAAATGCCGTAATGATACCTATGAGATCTGGGACACACAAGACGGTATTATCACCAGCGTACAGTTAGGTCCACGTTCTTGCATGACATGGGATTCTAGCTATACTCCTGGCCATGAGTATTATGACCCTAGCTGTAAGCATCCTTACATGGTTTATGCTCCAGAGTTAGGTTGGAAAACTGCAGTTAGGCTTGATCCAGACACACGTACAATTAATGGTCGTGGCTTGGTATGGCACTCTGAGGATGACAAAGAAAAATACTTTGTTCGTACTTATAAGAGGGGTAACGACTATAGTTATGCTGATGAGGCATTAGAGTACTGGTTGAAAGAGTCTGGTTATAAGCATGTAGATGGCTGGCCTTATGAGACGCCATTGAAACTAATTAGTTATGGTCATGACTTTTTAGCTCCGTATATTGATGGTGAAGTACAACGAGTAAGTAAGTGTAGTACTCGTGTATATAAGGGCGCACATTACAATCTTTACATTGTTGAAGATGGTGACTATGAGTGTACTCAAACAGACGGTGAAACATGTTCTAGTGAAACTGAGCATTGTAGCTGTTGTGATGAGTACTACCATCCTGATGATATGAGAAGTACTTATGATGACGGTGATATCTGTGAGGGTTGTGCAGAGAATCATTATGTTAGGGCATACACAGATAGTACTCGATATACAGAGTTAGTAAGCGAAGACGAAGTAGTTGAGTATCAAGGTAATTACTATCATAGAGATAATCTGGATCATCATGAGTTAGTTGAACTTCATAATGGTGATGTCGCTAAAAGAGATCATACATATGAAACTATTTCTGGTGAGTATGTGTTAGATGAAGAAATTGGCCCAAATGGAGATTGGGTTTTGATTGATAGCCTTGCTTATCCCAAGAGCGAGTTATTTTACTGTAATGGATCTAATGAATGGTATTTAAAGGATGATGTTACCCCAGTAGAAGTAGATGGAAAAGAATATCATCCAGAGAATGTTCCCGAAACAGAAAGTGAATCAGAATGAAAACTCAATTAATTAAAGACTTGGAATTCGCATTGTCCCTGAAGAGACCACATGGTGGCACAGGTGTTACTATGCTTTGTAACTATATCGTAGAACGTGTTGGTGAGGGAGATCTCTCAGTAGACTTTTGTGGCAATATACATGTGGACATGCGTGATGACTCATCTAATGAAACATTATTCACTGCTCACGTAGATACTGTCCACCGTGAAGATGGTGATAACGTGTTTAAATATGAAGGTCAATATCTGTTAGCTGACGGAGGTAAGCCTCTCGGTGCTGACGATGGTGCTGGCGTGGCTTTACTTCTTCATATGATTGATAACAGAGTACCTGGCTACTATGTGTTCTTTCAAGGTGAAGAAAAAGGTGGTATTGGTTCTAGCTGGCTTGCATTAAATGATCCAGGACTAGTTGGACAATTTAAACGAGCTATCACATTCGATCGTAAAGGTAATCATAGTATTATTACTCATCAAATGTGTGGTCGTACTTGTTCAGATGATTTTGCCTATGCATTGGCAGACGCTTTGAATGATGCTTGCACAGACTTTATGTTTGTACCAGATGATACAGGCGTTTACACTGATACTGCTGAGTTTGCTGATATCATTCCTGAATGTACTAACATTAGTGCTGGTTATTACTCTGAGCATACACCAAATGAGAAGCTTGATATTTGGCATTTAAAAGATTTAGCTGAAGCTGTATTGAAAATTAACTGGGATTCTCTTGAGGCTGTTCGTGATCCAAGTGTACCTGATCCAGATGAGCTTAAGACTAATTACACATCTTTCCCTACTTATAACAAAGATGCGTATGGTTATAGTAATTATGGCTCTAAGTATGATTATCAATATGACTATGAAAATGATCCAGTAGGTCCAACAACTTATACTGAAGAGGCTACAACATTAATTGACTGTTTAGCAGACGCTAAGTTTGGTTTGAAAACAGAATTATTAGAGATGGTAGCTACATTTATTCATCCTGAGCATCCTGAGACTGCAATTAAGTTTCTTAATAGAAACGCATTGACAGAAGAAGTTATTCTTGATGCAGAAGATATGCTACGTGTAGGATATGAAGATCATCAAGTTATTGAGTATTTGTTTGACATTTTGTATAAGGAGTAATTTGGATTGAATAAGATAGCACATAGACTAATGAGAGAGCAGGATAAACTCGTTAAGCGTTTCTTGTTATTAAGTTTAATTCAAATATCAGGGGAAGCAACTCTTGATACACTAGATGAGTTAGCAACATTGAGAAAAGATATTTCTAGGATAATCGAGAATGAACGCCAAGAAAAACATTAAGCTAGATAATATAATTATTGCTTATAACCGTTTCAAGCCAGAAAGTGATGGGACAATTAAAGTTCAGTTACTAGATAGAAACACACGACAAATACTTGCACAAATTTATGTCAAGAGAATTTTGTTGTCCAAAACATTTGAAGAACTTCAGGTGTTTATGAGATTTAAATTTAAAAAAGACTTTAACTTTATTTTACCTAAAACATGGACATTCTTAGGAAACACAGTATGAAAGTAGTTTATACTCTTGAAGACTTATTTGGCTACCCAATTGGAGATGTTACAGAGGATCCAGCGACAAATACATTTAGTGTTTATCACTATAACTCTGATAGAAGTTATCAGTCGTTTAAGACCAAAGAAGAAGCTGAAGTATTTTTAAATAGGATTGAATATGATCTCAGATGAAGAGCATGCAAAAGTAGTTGAGTTAGTTTATGCACATGACTATTACCTGCATATTTTTAATGCAGTAAGAAAGTCTTATGCTGATCGTAATATGAAAACTAATACGCCATATTTCTGGCATGACTTTTGGGTTGATTTACCAGATACTCTAGCAATTCGCAGAGCACCCTTCTTTCAAATTTGTGACCTAGCAGAAAGAATTTATGACACTGAGCGAGATATGTGAAAAACATAAAGATGAAATTCCAGAGTTCTTAGAACGTTGGGATATGTCTAGTGCGCTATTCGATGATCTCTATAACTATTACTTTGACGAAATGCCATATGGTATTAAGAAGGCTAGAACTGGAGATCCTGAAGAGTGGATCTGTGAAAGGTTTAACGATGATGTTTATTGTGAAATGGATTTAAAACTACCATGAGTGATGTGGAAAGATTCTATGAAGCTGCTAGAGCTAAATTCCCTGGTTCTCGACCTTGGCATCAATTAGAGCCTATGGAACAAATGCATATTGTGCAAGCAATTAATATTATTCTTGGAGTGATATCACGATGATTGAAAAATTTACTTATGATGTCTATTACAAGACAAACTATAAGCCGCTGTATTTAGAGGTAGAAGTAGAGTACATGCCTGAAGAAAAGGGTGCTGCCGAATGGAATACTGGATTAAAAATAGACCCAGACTATGCAGAAGTTGTTTGTGTACTAAGTGCTACACTTAAAGGAGTTGATATTGTAGACATTCTTGTTGACAATATTATTGATGATATTAAAGAGTATTACTTAGCAACACTTGAGGAAAGAAAAAATGACACAGCCTACTTTGACTAGAAAACATTATCAACGCTTAGAAAAGATTATTGCAGAACAAATTAGCTTTGCTGAAGAATTTGCTGCCACAATAAAAGGATCTGAATCTTTTTATTATGAAAAAGCAGATAAGGCTGATACTAGTAGTGATAGCAAGCATGCATTTATAATGTTAAATCATGCAAAGACTAATCGTAGATTTTTTAAGAAAAAGCTTAAGACATTAGTTGAATTACAAACAGTTATTAAAAGTCAATTAAAATGAAAAACTTTAAACTACTTAATTGTATGAGGGCAGACTGCAGGTTTACTATTACTAACACATCCAGGACTGCAGGTTATAGTGCGCCTGTTTATGATAAAGAGGGAAAGAATATTGCAGTAGATTTAAGCATAACCACTGGTAATCTAAATTGTTCTGCTTGCAATCGAAAATGGTCTTTTAAAGATACCTATGATGATACTATTTATGAGGAAATAAAATGAGTGGTTGGTTAATTGCACTTACAGGCGCTATCTACACCTATGTAGCTGCTGAACAGTTTTACCTAGGTAACATGGGTATGACGATTGCATACACGGGTTATGCATTTGCTAATATTGGCCTATGGATGTTAGCATCATGAAATGGCTATGTAGGACTAAGGATAACCCTGACAAAAAGTTTAAGACCCGTAAAGAGGCTATTGAATGGGCTAAACTAAATGCTAATGGTATTTACATTATATGGAAACTAAAAAATGAACGAGAGAAAGCTACTAGCTAATGTAATGCGTACACCTGACGGTACTGTACTTCAGTCATGTCATATTCACGACTATGTAGAGCATATGGATGCAAATGGTCGATTGTATATGATTGATGGTGGTGTACAATACATTAGGCGTACTTGGTATGAAGACGACAACGGTGAAGACCTTTCAGTTTTTACTGATGATCCTCACTCTAAGATCCGTGATTGGTTCCGTTGGGGTACATATGGTAAAGAAGGTAAAGGGCCCCTTACATGGAAAAAGCTTAAGTTCTTGTCTACGGATCATATTCAAAAGATTCTTGATGAAGGTTATGCTCGTGCACACTTGACAAAAGTGTTTCAGGATGAATTAGCATTCCGTAAGGGAAAACCATTAGCTATCTTGGTTAATGGGATTGGAGGTGAGTTCTACAAGGCTTCTCATGATAGTTTTAATTATCATCTAAGAGGCATTTGTGCTAGCCATGAAGGTAGGCCTGATCTAGTAAACCAATGGATCTTATCAAGCGCTATTGTTGAACAGTTATCTGATAATACTTATGAGACACTTAATACAATATACAATGTTATTTCGTTAGAAGAGGCAGAAGTTGAGTCGTTACAATTTAGACTTATCAACTAATAGATTTACTATTCAGATTGATACAAATGGTAAGTATGGCTGGTTTGAAGACAAGATCTATGGAGATGAAAACGGAGGTGGTCTTTGGTTTGATGAAAACATGAAACTAAAAGACTATGACGGTGTTTATTTCTTGCCTGATCATGTAAGAAACCAACTTATGAAAAACAATTTTATCACCCAGGAGTTTTATGAAAATTCATCCGCATCATGACTTAATTATTGCTTATCTTGAAGATAAAGTAATTCAATATAAGAGTTTTACTGAGTGGGTTGATATTCCTACATTGACTGCATTTGGAGGTGCATTGCCTCCTTTTCATCATAACACGGAATATCGATTGAAGCCAGTAGTTAAGCCTAATTTTAAATTTAAACTAAAAGCGAGGATGGTTGGCAAAGACATTGCTCTTCGTATTTCAGAGCATTGGGAGAATGACAATGTTGAATTTGAGTTTGATGGTAACACACAAGAATTAGTTTCAGTAACTTTAATTAAATAAGGAATTTAAATGCGTTTAGTTAAGCAATTCACACGTTTCGTTTCTGGTAGCCGTAAAAGCTTTCAAATTTATGCTGGTTGTGTTGCTACTTCTATTGAAGAGTTTTACACCACCAATGATAAGCATATGATGAAAGTTATTGTAAATGGAAAGAGTGTAGTAGGCCAGTACAATGAACAAATTTTTAATATCATTGAAGATAACTTAGATACACCTGCTCCATTTGTATTTTATAACCTAACAAATAAAATCACTATGATTGCATGTATTCCCGATATGTGGGAAGACCTAGACTTAGTAAAGACAGTATGAAAGTTTTAATTGGTGAATACCGTTACGATGACCAAGATCGAGAGATTGATGTCACAATTGATAACTATGACATTTGGAGTCTAGACCACACACTAGCGCATATTATTCACCCTGCATTAGTTAAGTTTAGACAGAAGCTAAGCGGAGCCCCTAAGGTAGATGACGAAGATGTGCCTGATGAACTTAAAAGCACTAGCGCACCTCCTACTGAGCATTCTTGGCAAAGTGATGCAAACTACTTTAAGAGATGGGATTGGGTGCTTGATCAAATGATCTGGTCTTTTGCTCAAAAGCTAGATGATAATCATGATGCTCAATTTTACTCAGGTTCAACTGATTTTCAGTTTATTAAATCTAGAGACTATCCTTTTCATGTAGAAGCAGTAACGGGCATAGATGATACTTTCAAGATTGATATGGAAGGTCTAGAAAAACACGAGGCTCGAATTCAAAACGGATTTAGGCTATTTGGAAAATACTATGAAGGACTATGGGACTAATATGAGTAAAGGATCTACGCCAAGGCCATTTAGCGTGGCTCAAGAGCAGTACAATGAAAGATGGGATTTGATCTTTGGTCGTGATAAAGGTCAAAAAGAACGTGATAAAGAGTTTGATAAAGCCCAGGATGCCTTAGATGAGAAGGCTGAGAATGCTAGGCAATTAGGTTTAGACTATGACACTTGAGTTTGTACCTACTAACCAAACTTGGGTTGTTCAATGTCCTAAGCATGGTGAACATTCACATGTTATTAGGAGCACTATTAAAGGTCATGAAGGACTATGGTGTCAAATTTGTTGGACTGAAAGCCTAGGTGAACCATTGCCTGGGGAATTTAAGAGGATAACTGTAGAATGATACACACAGATGAAGATGATGAGTTTGATCGTGTTAAAAGGGAGAACGCTATGCGTGAAGTTCAGAGGTTAGGTCAAGAAATAGAAGCTACAGGTCAACCCTATCACTTTGAGTCTAGAGCAGAGTGGAAGAGTTTAACTGAAAAAGAAGTTGTGAATAACTTTGGTAGGTACTATGATGGAGACACTTGGTTCATTGCTAGAGACCTTGAGGCTTACATTAGGCAGAAGAATTCATGAGGGCAATAGACGACCAAGAGACAATTGAAGTACTAGACTTTATTAAGCTAGCTATTTTAAATGAACGTGAGAAATGTGCAGGTCTCCGTAAAGAAGTAGAGTTAGTCGGTAAACACTCTAGAGACTACGAGGATGGCTTCTGGGACGGTATAGCTAAGTATGAAGACTTAATCAGATCAAGGAAAAAACCATGAAAGTTAAAGAACTTATTGCAGAATTAAGTAAGTTAGATCCTGAGTTAATGATTGTCAAATCAGGATACGAAGGTGGCATGGCTGAAGTGACAGGCTCAGGGTTGTGCCGTGTTAGGTTAAATGTGAATAAAGAGTGGTATTATGGACCTCATGAGTTATTGTGTGATACCTTGGGTCCTGATGAGGCATTAACCGAAGAAGGTACTAGAGTAGTATTTATTAGTTAAAGGAACAAATGTTAAATTTTAAATCAGTTGTGTTAGTTGGAATGTTGAGTATTTCTACAGTCTATGCAGCTGAAGAGTATTCTAAAAGAATCCTTAATGTTTACTGTAATGATGTTAATCAAGTAGTTGATAAACTAGGTGGCGCAGGAAACATAGATACAGTATGGTTAGATCGAGATGAGAATGTATGGTTTAGTTTTAAAGGAGAAACCAATAAAGTAGCTATAAGTGTTATACCAAAGAATAACCGTAAAGAAATGTGTATTGTAAGCTATGGTATAGAGATAAAAGGTAAAAAACCTCATATCTGACACCAGGGGACGCTAAAGAATAACAAGGTATTCATATGACAGCTAAAAAGATAGTTTTCTCTATTTTAGCATTATTCTTAGTGTTTTTTGTATTTAATACAGAAGACATAATTGATAACAGAGTAGAGATAGATAACGATGAAGTAGAGTGTTTGGCTAGAAACATTTACTTTGAAGCTAGAAACCAACCGATAGAGGGCCAAGAAGCTGTAGCTCATGTAACTTTAAACCGACTTAAGTCAGGTAAACATGGGGACAGTATTTGTCAGGTAGTATATCAACCTTATGCTTTCTCTTGGACTCTTAAGTCTAAGGCTGTAATGAAAGAGATTAAAGCAGAGGCACTAGCCAGAGATGTAGCATTTAAGACATTATTAGGTCATACAAAGGACCCTACTAACGGTGCTACCCACTATCATGCTACCTATGTTACTCCTCACTGGAGTAAGAAATTAGAGAAGAAGGTTAAAATCTCTTCTCATATATTTTATGAATAAAGGTTTGTAGAGACCTTAAAACTCTACAGGCTCCCCTCCAGGGTACTCTTTAACTGATCTCTTCGGGGGTTGGTTAGAGGGTACTCTGGAGGGGTCATCCTTCTTTTTTTTTTTTTTTGAAAAAATACCAGGGGACGCTAAAGAGAGAATCCTATCCAAAAGGGGGATTTAGGGGGTTAATATTAAAAGAGTAACTTAATAGCGGTAGCATTAAGGTACATTAATTATTGTTGTTGTTAATTAAAAATAATATTATAAAATATTTTTAAAGGAGTACTTTAAAGAGTACTTTAAAATATTATTTTAAATATCATTCTGTAACACTTGTGTAGAGACACTATCCATTTCGGATAGAAGGTGTCTCCCGGTGTCTATGGATTTATACTAAAGGAATTTAAAATGGAATCAATCGTACAAGTAGCTATTGTTGTGTTAAGCACAGGTGCCTTCTGGACCTATCTACATAACAAAGATAAACAGCGCCAAGAGGCCCATGATAAGCTTACTGAATTGCTTATGTCTGAAGTTAAGAAGCTTGAAGGCAAAGTTGATAAGCTTTTAAGGGACAAAGAAGAGTTGCTCACTATGATCTCTGATTTAAAGATTCAACTTCATAGCAATAACATTGTTCCTGTTGTTAAAGCCCCTGCTAAAACAGCTAAGAGAAACACTAAGGCTATCGTTTAAGAAAGTAATATTATGACTACCTCAACAAACAAAGAGGTCAAAGATACCTCAACTGGGGTAGTTCAAGACCCAAATGTGTCAGAGAGAACCCGTGGTGGACTTAGACCTGGACAGGGTCGCCCAAAGGGAACTACCACAATCTATTCAAAAGAATCAGTTAAGAAGCTTCAAACACTAGGATTTGACCCCATTGAGAAACTTGTGGATCACTACTACAAGGTGCAGGATAAGATTAATGCTATGGAGAGTGGCCAAACAAGGTACTCTGCAGTGGCCTTAGCGAACCTCTTGAACATCCAGACAAGTGTGATGAATACGCTCATGCGATATGGTTACAGACAGGTGCCTGAGAAGAGTGAACAAGTAATTGAAGATAAAAAGCCGCTTAAGATTGTCTTCACAAATGAATAATTAAGTATACACTGAAATAAAATAAATAAAATTATTACAGTTACGTATACAATAAAAAGGAATACATATGAGAGTACAATCAGCAGCAGAATACAGCATTGAATACTACACAGATGCTATAATAAAGCTCAAGGAAGCCTCCAATAAGATCTTTCAAGAAGGCATTCAAGCACGATACGAGTTAGCTCAGTTCAATAAGAAACTTGAAGAGCTTAGACAATGTAATAAGAAGAAGGACATCGTAACCAAAGATAAGGTTGATGTGATCGTTTAAATGTCAAATGAAATTAAATTACACAGAGGTCAGTCTGAAGTATTAAAGTATTTGTTCTCAGAGAAGGGTGGCACTAGATATGCTGCTACAGTAGCTTCACGAGGTTTTGGTAAGAGTTACCTTGCTAGTGTTGCCGCTACAATGGCTGTTCATGAGTTGCTAGAGATGCCTGAAGATGTTCCTAATAAGAATGTCTCGATTATCTGTCCAACATACCAACAGTCTTTAGATATTTATTGGCCTCTATTAGCCTACAACCTAGGCTTAGAGGATTATGCTGAGAAGTCATCTCAGACAGCTGGAACATTCTGGTTTCAGAACAATGTAAAGCTTAAGCTATGGTCCTATGAAGCATCTGAGAGGATGCGGGGATCAGGTCAGTACTTTGTTGTTGGAGATGAGGTCTCTGACTGGACTGGTCAGCCAGGACTTAAAGAGTCTTGGGAATCTATCATTCAACCCGCTATGACTACACGTTGGGCAGGTAACCATAAGGCCCTTATTATCGGTACACCTAAGGGTATGAATTACTTCTACGACATGACTAATTTTGAGTCTATGGACAACCGTTGGAAGACCTTTAGATATACCTATAGGGACTCTCCATATCTATCTGTGGAAGAGATCGAGAGGACTAAGCGTCTGATTGACCCTATGAAGTTTGCTCGAGAGTATGAGTGTTCCTTTGAGGACTCTGGTGCTAAGGTATTCTACATGTTTGATCGTAAGACTCATGTGACTGCTGATCTACCTTACTTCAATGTAGAGACAACAAACAAAGAAGATGTCCATGTGGCTATTGACTTTAACATCGGCATTATGGCTGCTGTAGTCTTTGCTGTTAGAGCTGGACAGATTCATATCTTAGAGGACATGCAAAATGTTCTCGATACAGAACAATTAGCTAAGAAGCTTAAAGGTCAATTCAAAGATAAAGGTCATAGGGTATTTGCTTATCCAGACCCTGCGGGAAGAGCTAGGAAGACTAGTGCTGTTGCTGGGGCTACTGACTTCTCTATCTTAGAGTCTCATGGCATTATCTGTAGAGCACATAAGGCTGCTCCCCCTATTGTTGACTCTGTAGCTGCTGTTAATCGTAAGTTTAAAAATGCTCATGGAGACATAGACATGTATGTACACCCTAGGGCAGAGCATACTATTCGTTCACTAGAGAGAACTGTATGGGTTGAGAACAATCCAAATACAGCACAGATATCTAAGGCAGAGAACGTAGAACACTGGACAGATGCTCTTCGTTATGCTGTTGAATACTTATTTCCTGTTCGTTCAGGTACTAAGACAGTTACTAAAGGCTTTATGTTCTAAACCAAAGGATTATAAATGAAAACCAAAAAGAAACCTCATAAAGAGAGTTATCCCAAGCGTAAAGGTAAGTAATCATGGCTATTGAATATCGTGGTGAAACCTTTGAAGGTTACAATAAACCAAAGAAAACCCCAGGTAATTCAACTAACTCACATGCAGTGTTAGCCAAGGAAGGTAGCACTATTAAGCTTATTCGCTTTGGTGCTCAGGGTGTTACTGGATCTCCTCCTAAAGATGGAGAGTCAGACTCCTATCAAGCACGTAGAGAAGCCTTCTATGCTCGTCATAAGGCTGATATCCAGAAGGGTAGAATGAGTGCTGCTTACTGGGCATGGGTAGTTAAGTGGACAAACAAATTTAAATAACAATCTGATAGTCAAGTGATTAAGTTCATGAGATATTCAGCAAGAACCCACCTTAGGGCTGTTGTCGCTACAGTAAAAGGCGTCACTAGAGTGGTATAGTTCAATAGGTAGAATCAGACGTTATCTCTGGAATGTGAGTTCGAGTCCCACTACCGCTCTTCTTATAACTGGCGTTAGCCAAAAGGATTACAATGTTTTTAATTAACTATATACCAATGTGGTTAGTATTTATTGTCTTTATGGTAGGCTTGCTAGGCTTTGTAATTAAAGAGTTCGACCGTTATAGGCCTATTGCTGTAGGCTTAATCTTTGCTGCATTGTTTATTGCAGGATATAAGTCTTGTAATAATGTCTGGGAAGCTAGGGTTAAATCACTAGAAGAACAAATAGCAGCATTAGAGGCTAAGAAGTCTGAGGTTAATACACAAATAGTAACCAAAATAGTAACTAAAGAGAAGATCGTTAAAGAGGCTGCTGATGTGCAGATCCAATACATTGACCGTGAGATTGTTAAATACAATGATCAATGCAAGATCCCTCCAGAGGTCATTACAATACACAATAAGGCGGCTACACAATGAAGAAGCTTATACTATTGTTTACTTTAGCATTATCAGGATGCTCTACAGTAGTTCCTGTAGTGGCCAAATTCCCAGAGGCACCTAAAGAGTTACTTACTCTATGCCCTAAACTAAAGGTAGCAGACGAAAAGCCTGAGCTATCAGAACTCACAAAGACTATTGTGACTAACTATTCCGAATATCACTTATGTGCTAACCGTGTTGAAGGTTGGAGTGAGTGGTATACACAACAAAAGAAACTGTTTGAGGCGCTTAAATGATACTAACACTAGATCAGCTTAGACAACTTATTCCACGTAATAAGCATGTCACATATTGGCATCATGCCTTAGAACAACTCCTACCCGACTATGGTATTGATACCGAGAAGCGTATTGCAGCATTCGTAGCTCAATGTGCTCATGAGTCAGGCGAGTTTACAATGATTAAAGAAAATCTCAACTATCGTTGGGAGACACTCCGAAGAATCTTCCCTAAGTACTTCCCTAATGATGAACTAGCAAAGCAGTTTGCAGGTAAGCCTGAAGCTATCGCTAATAAGGTTTACGCTAATCGTATGGGTAATGGAGATGAAGCTTCAGGAGATGGATATAGGTACTCTGGTAGAGGCCTAATACAGTTAACAGGTAAAGATAATTATTTTTGGTTTGCTGAGTCTATTGGTATTTCCGCAGAGGAAGCTAGTGAGTACATGAGTACCTTTGAGGGTGCTGCACAGAGTGCTTGCTGGTTCTGGGAAACTAATAACTTAAATAAATGGGCAGATCAAGGCGATATAGAGACATTAACAAGAAAAATTAACGGAGGTACCATTGGTATCGAGGACCGTAAAAAGCACTATGCACATGCACTCCATGTACTAGGTGTGTAAATGTCTACTACTCTTCTTACCTTAGTGTTAGCTGGTTATGACCCTAAAGCCCCCGTCTGTGAGAGATGGACATGGCAGGGACCCGTTTATAACCGTAAGGTCAGTTGTTTAAAGTGGAAGAACAATGACAAAACGGATAAAGGGAAAAGAAAATGATTGATCCAATGACAGCTCTTGCTGGTATACAATCAGCAATTAGCATGGTTAAGAAGGCTAGTGCCGTAGCCAATGATCTGGGCTCATTAGCCCCTATGATCGGTAAAATGTTTGATGCTAAGAGTACAGCTACTAAGGCTCTTATCGAGGCTAAACAATCTGGCAAAGGCTCTAATATGGGCACTGCACTGCAAATCGAAATGGCTCTTGAGCAAGCTCGAGCATTTGAAGAAGAGTTAAAAATGCTCTTTATGCAGACAGGTAAGATAGATGTATGGAATAAAATTAAGTCTCGCCAAGCTGAGATGGATCGTGATGATGCCATTGCTATGCGAAAGCTTAAGGATGCAGAGAAGAAAGCTAAAGAGGATGAAGAGTATTATACACAAATAGCTATTGCTGTTGGTGCTTTATTCTTTGTACTGTTTCTCTTGTTTGTTGGTATTAACGAACTTAGCAATCTATGTCCTCCAGGTGGGTGTGGACGATGAACGAGTATCAGAAGACTTTTGATTTATCTTTGAGAATCATTGTATATGGCCTAGTGGCATTATACTTCTTGGGATTTCTAAAATACCTACCAGATGATCTCGCAGAGAAACTCGTTAACCTATTACTAGGAAAGATTGGACTATGACAGAAGAAAAGAAACCTCTAAGCAGAAGCGAAAGAGAAGCTCTACTAAAAGATAAGGCTGGCTGGGTTATTACAGTGCTTGCTGCATTGCTAGCTATTAACACTCTTATGGGTGGCTCTAATAGTTCTAAAGTGTTAAACAACACAATCGAAGCAAACAACACATGGGCGTTTTATCAGTCTAAGGATATTAAAGGTCGCCTAGCTGAGATCTCTAAAGAGAATGCTCTAGCTAAAGGTAACACCGTTAAGGCAGAAGAATTACAAAAGAAAATCGATAGATATGAGTCTGAACCTGCTACAGGCGAAGGTAAGAAAGAACTTATGGCCAAGGCTCGTAAGCTAGAGGCTGAGAGAGCAGTAGCTAAACAGCGCTCACCATTCTATACTTATGCAGGGTCACTATTCCAGATTGCTATCGTATTATTAACCGCATCTATTCTTGCTGTTAATCGTAATCTATTCAGAGCCAGTATTGGTGTAGGTGCTGTAGCATCACTGCTAATGTCACAAGCCGTATGGTTGTGGCTACCACTAACAATTTAAGGAATTCTTATGTCAGAAGAAATTAAGGACGAGGCTCCTAAGAAGGAAGAAGAAAGTTGGATCCAGAAGAAGTGGCGTCCAATGATGGCAGTAATGTACATGTGTGTATGTGCCTCTGACTTTATCTTGTTTCCTATTATGTTTACAATTGTACAGTTCTGGGAAACTGCTGTTCAGAATGATGCCTTTAGACAGTGGGCTCCATTGACCCTTCAGGGTGGTGGATTATTCCATATGGCTATGGGTGCTGTACTAGGTATTACTGCATGGTCAAGAGGTCAAGAGAAGATGGCGGGAGTAGCATCAACACCAACTCCAAGTCAGCCTATGGCTACCCCTCAAAGTGCTCCTATGCAACAAGCTTCGCCACCTCCAGCACCTGCACAACCGCAGGTAACTACAGGCTATGGCGGTAAGTTAGCTCCTCCACCCTCAGATCATCCTCCTATCTAAAGGATTAAAATGAAACAATTAGTATTACTATTTGCTCTTATGTTTATTGCTCCTACTGTTTATTCAGCAGAGCCAACAACAAAGAAGGTCTGTAAAGAGACTAAAGACCCTAAGACTGGTAAGTCTAAGGAAGTCTGTAAAGAAATTAAAGTTCATAAAAAGCTAGAGGGTACTGAAGTACCAAAGAAGTAAGGATTTAGCTAATGCAAAAAACCCGTAAAGTTCCACGTAAACAAGCTCAAGTATCACATATTGAGGATTACCAATCTAATGTTAAAGTTATTAAGGCCCCAAGGCCATTCCACGTTCAACCTAAGAATGACAAGCAGGACAATCTCCTTACTGCAATTCGTCACTACCCTATCACTGTCACTATTGGCTGCGCTGGTACAGGTAAAACTTATTGCTCCTCATCTATGGTAGCATCCTTGTTCTTAACAGGCAAGTATGATAAAATAATTTTAAGTAGAGCTAACGTAGCTACGGGAAAATCTTTAGGACATTTTCCAGGGACCATCGCTGATAAGATGGCTCCTTGGTTAATGCCTATTACTAGTGTTTTAGAGAAGTCTTTCGGGTTAGGCTTCTATCAATACTTAGTAAACAAAGGTTCAATCGAGATCCAACCACTAGAAACTATTCGTGGTCGATCTTATGAAAACTCACTTGTCATTGTAGACGAGTGTCAGAATTTAACATTTGAAGAGTTAAAGGCAATTACAACACGCCTTGGCGAGAACTCTAAAATGGTCCTCTGTGGCGATCCTGCCCAGAGTGATATTAACAGTGGTAAGGACATTTTAAAATTTGTCCAACTATGCAAGAAACATAACATTGACATTCCTATCATCGAGTTTGGTGTAGACGATATTGTTCGCTCAGACATCGTTGCAAAGATTGTTAGGATGCTTATGGAGGAGAAACTTTAAATGGCAAACCTAACAACGACCCCATCAAAGGCTAAGACAAAGAGCCTAGGGGATCCAAATGCAGCATACGAGTCTATGCGCCCTCTCTGGGAAAAGGCCAGAGCTGTTCTTAATGGACAACAACATGCAAGAGCATACGATGATGTAATTGATACTGCAACATACAATAACTTGCTTTTGCCTTTCTCTCCAACAATGACTGCACAACAGTATAACTTCTATCGTGCTGAAGGTGAGCTTCCTGGACTAACCGCACAATACGCTAAAGTTCTTGTTGGTGGATTGTTACGTAAACAAGCGGCTATCGAACTTCCAGAGAATGTATTTCCTGAAGGAACTGAAGACTGGATTCGTACTTCTTTTGGTGCTGATGGTACTTCATTACATGGCTTCTTAGATGCGGCTATTTGGGAAGAGCTACAGTCATCAAGAGCTTGGTGTTTAGTAGACTATCCTACAGTTGCTAACCCAGATGCTCTCACTATGGAAGAGGCTAAGGCTTTGTCTCCATATGTAATGCTTATTCAAGCAGAGAACATTATTAACTGGCGTAGAGGTCAAGACCGTAATACAAACAAACAAGTATTAACAAGTTTACTTTTCCGCTACTACATGGAAGACTATTCTAAAAATGAATTCCACCCAGACTATGTAGATACTGTTACTCACTATCACTTAGATGAGTCAGGACTGCTTGTTGTAGATACCTACACACGAGACACTAATGAGTCTGTAAGCGTTATTAATGGTAACGTTACATCTAAGTATCAAACAGACAATGCTAATGCAGCATGGGTAAAGACACGTACAGAAGTACCTTTGATGAACGGTGAGAGAATGAACTTTATTCCTGCCTATCCATTGAATGGTCAAATTGACCCTGTTGAGCCAATCCTGCAATCACTGATTGATCGTGAAATTGCTCTGTACAACAAGGTTAGTCGTCGTAATCACTTGCTCTATGGTGCCGCTACTTACACTCCAGTAGTCATGTCAGATATGACTGATGAAGAGTTTGAAAACATTGTAGAGGCAGGTTTAGGTTCATGGATTAAACTCCGTGCTGGAGACGATATTAAAGCCTTAGATACACCAACAGGTGCATTAAAGGATATGGAAAAGAGTATCGAAGCTACTATTGAAGAAATGGCTCGTATGGGCATTCGGATGCTTTCACCAGAGGGTTCTTCAGGTGAGTCAGGCGTAAGTCTAGAAATCCGTAATGCTGCTCAGACTGCTCAACTAGGTATGCTTAATACACGTATCTCAGAAACAATGAGACAGATCATTGCAGTAATGCTTAAGTGGAAATATAATATCGAAGTTCTTCCAACAGATATTAAGTTCACATTAAGCGCTGACTTTAACCCTACTCCTGTAGGCGCAGACTGGATGAGACTAGTTACAGAATGGTACCAGCAAGGTATTATTCCACGTTCTACATTTATCTCTATTGCTAAATTCAATGATGTACTCCCAGCTGAATACAACGATGAAGAAGGTGTTGCAGAGATCCAGAGTGATCCTCTTGTAGACACTAAGGCAATGAGTATAGACTCTTCAATTGCGGATACAGATAATATGCGCCCTAATAATAGGGATGATGATAACGATAACGTATAATAAGGACATCCTTGATGTAGTTATTATGCGACATTAAGGAGTTCAAATGCCAACACCAATTAATACAGATCTTTATGATCGTATTATACAACACTTGGCTGATACAAGGCTATACGAGGCGGAAACCTCTACTAATGTAAGTAGGGGCATCCGTAGACATCAAAAAAGACTTAGAGATTTACTAAAGTCTAATATTAAAGCTGATGTTAAACCAGAAGTTACAAGGGCTACTCGTGAATTACACATGATAGTTGATAACTCTGTTACTGATTATGCAGGAGCAGCAGTTAACTTCCATTCTAATAACCTAGATAGAAGTGCAGGTAACTTTTTTAGGGTTCAAAGGCCTAGAGCTAGTGACGCTATTCCTAAACTAATTGGACCTAATATCAGTGCCTCTAAAACACTTAGAGAACATTTTGATACAATTGGTACAGCTGAATTAGCTAGAATTGATGGAAAAATTAAGTTAGGCCTGGCTGATGGTAAATCAACTAAACAAATCTTGGATGAGGTAATTCGTACTACTGCGCTTACTGAAGTACAGGCTAAGGTTCTTGTTAGAACAGCAATTACCAATACTCAATCTACTGCAATGAATTTAGTAATGAGTCGTAATGAAGAGCTATTAATTGGTTACAGATTTACTGCTGTTCTTGACAATCGTACTTCTCCTATTTGTGCACACCACGATGGTCAGGTATATAAGATTAATGATTTAAGGTTTAGGCCCCCACTTCACTGGAACTGTCGTAGTTCTATGGTTCCTATTCTAAAGAATAAAGAACAACTACTAAAATCTCTTGAAGAGAAAGAGGATAGTAGACTTAAAGCTAATAAATTAAAAGAAACAAATCCAACATTACTTGATGGTAACCCACCTCCAGTAGAAACCTATAGTATTTGGCTTAAACGTCAACCTATGGCTGTGCAGGTTAAGCATTTAGGCAGTGAAGAAAAAGCTGGACTTTTACAGAAAGGTGCACTAGAGGTAAAGGCGTTTACTACTGCTAAAGGTCAACAGCTAAGTATTGCGGCATTAAGAAAGCTTGATAATGCAAGAACACTGTGGTTTCCAACTAGACAAACTGCTGTATCTAAGGCTGAAGAAAACTTATTTCAGCTTAATGTAGCTAGACCTAATGAGTTACTACGAAATACAGAGGCTCAAAGACAATTAAGAGAGATGTATATAGCTGACTCAGATAATGTGGCTCAAGCTATTTCTTTGACAGACTATCGTGGTACTACACTAGCAGGTAAACGATCAGTTAGGATTAGATCTAACAATGAGTTTGATGAACGTAACAATAGCTTTGATCCATTTACTGGTGAACAAAGTTCTACACTATTGTATGATCCTGACTATATTACACTTCAAGAACGACTTGACTTTGTTAAGAACTCAAAGGCTTTATCACAAGATCAAAAAGTTTGGATCAGAGACTTTGTGGAGAGTCTTGATGAGTCAGTATCTGTTAATCAACAAACCGCTGTAGCTGAAAATCTTCGTGTTGTGTTTGAACGATACAACAATAACAAAGAACCTTGGGTTAACTTCATGAACGTTGTTCGTGGAGAGATGCAGTACTCTGTTGTTAATACTAGTCGTATTCTTGATCGTAGGTCTAGAGCTAGATCTCAACAGTTTGACTCTTATGGGGTTGCCGGTGAGCCAGCTAAAGTCCAGATCTTTGGTAGATACTACACGTTTGATGAAATTACAAATAACACACTGTTAAACCAAAGATATAAAGAATCATGGGAAACTCGTCTTGGTAGACCTCTAGCCCGTAGACTTCTTTACACTGGACGTACCCCTCTTTATACATGGTTTAGAGGTCCGCTAACTAGGGATACAAAATCTTTTAGTAAACGACTTGAAACATTTGTCAGAGAAGAAATTCCGGGTGGAGCTTTATGGCTAGATCGTAATAAACCAAAAGAAGGTTTAATTGCACAGTTTATTAGAGAAAAGAAAGAAAGCTGGAGAAGAATTCTAGATTTAGAATTTTTGTACAAAGGTAATAAACAAAGTTATCTACAGCAATATATTGAAAACAAAACAAATGATAAGTTTATTGTTGATGCATTATCAAGGGTAATTAGCGTTGTAGCAGATGGTAAATCTACTGACTATGACACATTGGCAATTAACATTGGTAAAGAACTAAGAAGCAACTGGAAGTATCCAGAGTTTCCTTTCTTTAAATCAACATTAAAAGATTATCATGAGGATGGCTCACAAATTTTAACTGCGTTAAGAGACTCAGGTTATATTAGAGTAGTTAAAAGAGGTAAGACGAGAAGATCAGTTGTAGACCTAGAGACAGGTCGTGCAAGTGGTCCGTGGAGGGATACTATCAGCCGTGAAGTTCAAATTCTAAATAAAGATATGCTTGATCTTCAACGGGTTAATAGGTCATTGATTGTAAGTCAACGTATAGGTATTGTAAACGATAGAGACCGACTCTTTGTTAGGCCTGGACAGAAAACTTATTTTGATGCTAGAGGTAGAAATACTGGGATCCCTATTATTACCCGTAGAGCTAATGCTAACTATGATAAGATACTAATTGATAATGATTTTGCTAATATGCTTAATCATACTATGGCTACTAAATACGAAGTTGATAATGAATATGCTGGATTCATGGAAGATGTTGTGCGCTTTAGAGATCCCCGTGGGAATGTAAAGAAGTATGATGACTTAAATGACTTTAGAAAACTTATTTTAACTCGTGGTGATCAAGGCTATAGTTTTATACAAACTGTAAAGTATCATCGAGACAATGGAAAACCATTTAGCGTTGTTGCTAATATCGATGGTCGTGGTCGTGTATACTACCAAGGCTTCTTAACACCTACTGGTGGTGAAGTTGTTCGTCCATTCTTAAATACTGTTAAAGCAGAGGCTGTTACACCTGAGATTGTTCAAGAGTTAATGATTCAAACTGGTTCCATGATTGGTCCAGCTACTGAAGCGTTAACACAAGCAGGTCGTATGGAAATCTTTATGAGGAATCAAAAAGAAGTTCTTAGCTTAGGTAGATTAATGAGAGAAACAACACAACGTGATAGACGTATTAGAGAGTTCTTAGAACATCCTTTAATTAGAGCGCAAGATGCTGAAGAGATTCCAAAGATCTCTAGACTAGCTATTGAGTATGCTCGGATATATGATCATGTTGGTGGCGACTTTACTAATACTAAAAAGTTAGCGACATATAAAACAAAACTAATGATTGAGAATGATGCTTCATCTTCTGGTGCTCAAATCATTGGATTAAGTACTGGGGATAGGGATATTTCAATCAACTCAAATGTATTACCTACATTACAAAAGAATCGTTTGTATGACTTGGTAGCTATGGATACAGTGTCTGATCCAGAGTTCCAAAAGATACAGGGATTAAGAGATGCCAATATTCAGTGGACTGATTTGCAAAAAGCAGCTAAGGCACAGAATATGGTTTCTTTCTATGGTGCAGGTAAGGCAACACAAGCAGCTAATATTGAAGCTAAATTTGCTTCAGTGTTAGAGACAAAAGGATATACTGTTGTTACCCGTGAAGAACTTCGTGGAGTAACTAATATTATAGATGCAAAGATCAAAGAAGCAGATAAGCTAGGAGCTGACAATGTTGTATTTGGTCTCAAACAATTAAAACGTGAGTTGAACGAAGTTGTTGAAGGTGAAACCTCTGTGGGGCAAGAACTTTTAGCACACGCTCGTGATTCTCACCCAGACGTAGAAGCGTTTGTCGATAAGTTAATGAATGCTCGTAAAGGACTAATTGGTCCTCAAGACTTTAAAGCAGTATCAGAGATTATGTCTCGGAGACTAGCTGAGAGAGCACCAGTAACTCAAAAGTTCGTACAATTCTGGAAAGAAGCTGCTAAAGCTTACGTTGATGAAACTCAAAAGGTCGATGTGCCTTGGGTAACATTTGATGGTAAGACTTTATACCAGAGATACAGACCTAAAATCCAAACTAGCATTGAATTCTTTGATAAAGAAGCTGGTAGGATGGTCCGTAACATTTACGAAGATCGAGCAGAAGATGCTTCACTTCTTGGAAAATCAAGCCTGATGAGGGCAGGTATTGGCATGGGGGTTAATGGTAACCACATGAACGATGCTACTATTGTAAGAAGATTCCACTTATGGGGTCGTAAAAATGGTGTTGAAACCGCAACTATTCATGATGCGTTCTTCACAAACATCGGACTTGCAGCAAAGTCCAAAGCAGCCCTTAGAGAAATCTATGCGGATGCTTTAGAAGGTGACACAATAGAGAAAACATTACTGGCACTGAAGACTGAAGGTCTGTCTAACAAGACATACAAACAGCTTCGCCAAAAGGCTATTGAGGATGGCTTAATTAATCCTCGCAACAAAATTACGAGAAAAGATATACTAGCTCCTATACCTAAAGGTATGGATTGGTATGGTATTGGACCGTAAGAGTTTAAGTTTGTAACTAAACCCTAAAAAATTAAAATTAAATGGCTGTGCCAAAGGAAAACAAAGATGAAAGTAGATAAGTTCGGAAACAAAGAGTTCCTCGATGATGGTACCACACCTAACCCAGAGTTTCAAGCCGATCAGGTTGATACTGGTGGAGGCGGTGCTAGTAATAAAGAGACAGAAGACATGATCAATCGTTTGGTTGAAGAGCGTCTTGCTAAAGTCAAACAAAGTTTAGATAAAGCATACCAAGAGCGTGATGCTGCCGTAAGGGAGCGTGTTCGTTTAGAAGATGAAGCTAAACAACGTAAGATGAAGTCTTTAGAGGACGAAGGTAAGCATAAAGAAGTTGCCGAGATGAAGCTCGCAGAACTCACTGAGAAGCTTGCGTTGGCCGAAAGCAAAGTAACTGAACTCACTAGAGATGGTGCAGTTCGTAATGCATTAACTAACCTTGATTTCCGTAATGACCGATCTAGTCAAATGGCTTATCGTGATATTATCGATCAACTCATCCAAGATCCAGAGACTGGTGCATGGATTCATAAATCAGGTGTATCAATCAAAGATTTTGTAGGACAATATGTGAAGAATGAAGATAATTCCTTCCTATTTAAACCTAAATCTAATTCAGGGGGTGGTAGTAACAATATGAACGGTACTCCCAAACTCGATCCCAACAAGAAGATTACTGAAATGACCACTGAAGAAGTGTTAGCACTTGCTGCAGGTGGAAAGCTTGGTAGCTTCACCTTTTAAAATCACAGGAGATTTTTAAATGATTAATCATACAATGTTCCAAAACGTAGCTATTGCTATTTCTGCATATGCTGACGAAATGTACACAACTGCCAAGAAGCTTAACAGCACTGGTATCGTTGGTACTGATGCCCGTATTGACCCAACAGGCGAGAGCTTTATTGGTCAAATGCGCTGGTACAAGCCTTTGGCAGCTAACATTAACGTTGCTAGCCTCTCTGTCGCCAATGCAGGTACTTACACTGACGTGTCTACCGAAATTGCTGACTACATTAAGACAGTTCGTACCTTCGGTTCTGAGCAAGTTAACCTCCAACAAGTTGTTTCACAACAAGATGGTCTCTCTAAAATTGCTCGTGATTTCTCTGAAGTTCGTAGCCAAGACGAGTCTGATGCCGTTGTTGCTACCCTCAAGGGTGTAGCTGCATACGAAGTAGCTCGTGGTGCTGGTATCGTTGGTTATGACACCGATGCTGATGGTGCTACAACTGGTAACTTCGTAGATATTAATGCTGCTGGTACTTTTGGTGCTGCGGCTACCTCTGCATCTGATCAGCGTAAGTTGTTTGATGCTACAGCTATTGGTGCTGCTCGTGGCCAGCGTTTGTTCCAAGCTCTGGGTATGGCATTCAAGGACTATGAGCCAGACTTTATGTACATGATCACTTCACCAGAAGTGTTGGCTGAACTCCGTGCCGCTAACTTGGTTGATGTTACAACTGTTACCGACGGTAACTTGACATTCCAAACCGTGTTCGGTGGTAAATTCCGTTTGATCTTGAGCCGTGTTGCTCAGGGTGATTTGTCTGCTTCTGCTAACGTGAATGACCGTTCTACAAAGACTACATTCATCTGCAAGCCAGGTGCTATCAGCTTTACAAACATTGCTGTTCCTACACCTGTTGAAGTTGATCGTTCAGCTGCCTCTTACACTGGTGGTGGTTCTACCGCTATCTGGTATCGTTATGGTTTCGTTGTGCACCCAATGGGTTACGACTGGGCTGGCGCTACCAATGCCTTTGCTAGCAATGCTAACTATGCTACTGCTGGTTCATGGGCACGTAAAATGAGCGCATTGAACTTGGGTATTCTGCCTATTCTCCACGCTTAATCCATTAGGAGGAACTGATGGCACTAGTCCTAGGTACAAACACATATGTAACTATGGTCGAAGCTGATGCATACTTTGATACTCGCATTGATGCGGGTGCATGGTTAAATGCTCAGGATGACGATCAGGAGTCAGCATTAGTGACCGCAACTCTTTTACTTGATGAAAATCAATTTATTGGTGTTGCTGTCAGTTCCACACAGAGTCTTGCTTGGCCTCGTAAAGGGGCCTCAACTTTTGATCCTAGATTAGGACAGAGTATTACTTATAGTGAATCTGAAATTCCTAAAAGAATGAAACAAGCTGTTTTGGAGATGGCTTATCATTTGTTGTCTAATGAAAATTTGTTAGATAATAAATCTCAAAACTTTGAAGAAATTTCTATCGGTACAATTACATTGAAAGATAGTAATAATGACACGACTAGAACTCCAGTAGTTCCTAATCTTGTCAGAAAATACCTAAAACCACTCTTAGTAAATCAAGGTTCTACTCAATGGTGGAGGGCGAATTAAATGTCTCTCAAATCAAAAGTACAAGGATCCGTAGATACTGCCTTTGAAAAATTAAAAGATCTATCTGTATCTGTTACTTTTGACAATAAAATCGTTAGTGGATTTAGCTTTAGCTCTGGCTCAATAATTAAGACAGATGAGACTTATACAACCTTTGGTTTTTTAAGTACATCTAAAACTTATGAAGCTGGAATACCTGTGACAACAACATCTCTTACAATTAAGAATGATAATACAATTAATTTTAGTCGTTACTCTAGGGTAACAATTAATTCCGTTCAATACGGTTGTAATATTATTTCAAAAGATGAGTTCATTGTTGTACTCTCTTTAGCGGGAGTCTAACATGTATAATAAACTAAGAGCCGACATCTATGGAGTATTTGCTTCAACACCTTGGATTGCTACTACATATAAGACATACCCTGATAATTACAGTGGAGCTATTGATAGTTCTACTTCATTTATTAGAGTATCTATATTACCTGGTAATTCAACAGTTGATGCTCATGGTCTTAAGAAGAAATTCTCTGGAATGCTAATTCTTTCGATCTTTGTTAAAGCAGGAAACGGTGATACTGAACTGTTCAATATTGCTGATTCAATAGACTCATTTTTCCAAGGAAAGACTTTGGCAAATGGAACCCAATTTGGTACAAGCTCTTTAATGAAGCTTGGCCTTGATCCCGCAGATAAATCTCTTTATCGTGGTGATTATTCAATAAATTTTAAAGCTTATGGAGATTAAATAACATGGCACATATTACATCAATTGGCGCTGGTATCTATTCTGCTCTTGCAGTTAATACTACCGCTATTACTTCTACTACTGCAGTTGATACACTTGCAGAATTGGTAGCATTGTTTGCTGATGATACAGCATTCAAAGAAGTCAAAAACGTTCGTGAGTTCCCACAGATTGGTACTCCTGCTAACATCGTCAACGTACCAGTTTATGGTTCTAAGACATCACAGCAGATTCAAGGTCAATCTGACGCTCCTAACTTGGAAGTGACAATTAACTACATTCCTTCCGAGTGGGATCCTACCACTGTTGGTGGTCTGGGTGCTAAAGTTGGTGACGGTAAGCAGTATGCTTTCCAGTTCTCCCTCTTGAACTCTAAGCCAGCTAGCCTTGAGACCAATGCTACTGGTTTGGGCGCTACTGCCAACTCTAACTTCTACTTCGTTGGTAAGTTGGAAGCTTTGTTGGTGAGCCCACAGTTGACTGATGCTAACCAAGCAACTTTGACTCTGTCTATTCAGAGCGAGTTCTTTGGTCCAGCTACTGTTGCTGCGGTCTAATTAACTTAGGAGGGTAATTCCTCCTTTTACCGGGGGACGCTAAAGAGAGATCTGAGGCCTCCCCTAGGTAGTATTAATAGTATTAAGGATAATTATGGTTGATAATAAAGAAGATAAACCACCATTCAGTAAATCATTTGTTATGAAGACTACATTTCGTCATATGAGACGTAGTGTTGATATTAGTATTCGTAAATCATTTGAAAGGTTTCAAGACTTTGATAAAGATAGCGAAGTAGGAAAAGAGATTATGGAGACACTATCTGTGCTACATACAGTACGTAAAGTTCTAGATGATTTTCAAGAAAATAATAAACATCTATTCATTGATAATAAGTAAAAAGGAAAAATATGAAACATTTAGTTGGTAAAAAGATTAGTAAAAAAGTAGACTTCATGGGCGATAAAGTTGAGATTAAAAAGCTCACAGTCAAAGAAGTTCTAGATATCCAAGAGGCTACAAAGAATACCTCTGAGGATGATCAGGTTAACACGCTTCGTGTGATTATTCGTTCAGCTGTAGTTGGAGCTGATGAATTGTCAGATGAAGATATTGCAACATTTCCACTAGAAGAGCTAACATCACTCTCAGCAGAGATTGTTAAGTATTCTGGTATGGTAGGGCCAGCCGAGGGAAACTAACCCCTGAAGAGCTGACTGTTTATGAATTGGCATATCACTTACATATGCCTGTTTACAAAATCCTAGATGAAATGCCCTATGAGGAATTTATAGGATGGAATCAGTTCTTCGCATCAAGACCTGTAGGATGGAGAGAAGACTACCGCACATCCTTGTTGCTTAATGCGCAAGGTGTTAAAAAGAAAGGTTCTGAAATTTTTGAATCATTGAAAACTTTAGAGAGAAAATCTAAATCAGCGATTACTCCTGGTTTCTTGAAACTTCTAAAGGAAGCAAATGGTGCACAAGATTGGAATCCCACTATAGAATGAGGTAATTATGAGTTTAGGCTTAAAAGTAAATTTTGATAAAGAAATCAGAAGGATTGAAAAGGAAGCTGTTAAAATAGCTGAGGGTACTATCCAAGAAAGAACACGGTTTACTACTGAAGCATTAAAGTCAGTTACTCCTGTAGATACAGGTTATGCAGCTAGTAGGTGGAAATATGAAATGGTTAAAATAAACGGTGAACTTGTTGGTAAGATAGATAATGATGCGCCATACATTGGTATATTGAATACTGGTTATTCAAAGCAAGCACCACCATTTTTCATTGAACAAGTGCTACTTACTATTGGTGAAGTTTCGGCACCAGTAAATTTTAGCGAGAAATAAAATAATAGCCCTAAGATGGCCTCTAATACTGAGGATTCATTTTAGGGCTTTTTTATTATGGAGAACAAAATATGTCAGTAGAAATTAAAGTCACGGCAGACACGAGAAAGGCATCTGACGACATAAATAGGCTAAGAGGCTTATTGAAAAAAGTACAAGATGAAGCCATTAAGAATAACAAAAAGGCAAAGATATTAGATGTAGATATTGAGCAATCAAAGCTTACTAACTTAAACAAAACAGTACAAAGTTTAACATCTAAATTACAAAGAAATTCACAATATAAATTGTTTGATGCAAAAGCGTTAGAGACTAGCGTTACTCAAACAGATCAAATAAATAAAAATCTTAGCAGCATTAATAATTCTGCTTTGAAAGTTGGTAATACCCTTAAGTCAGCTTTTGCCGTAGCGACAGTAGGTGTATTCGGAAGCTCTTTGCTAAAGACAGCTCAACAGTTTGATGGGTTAAGAACTAGATTGAATGTCGCAACAGGCTCAATTATAAGGGCACAAAAGGCTTTCTCTGACATCCAAAGATTTGCGGCAGAGACTAAATTTAGTGTAGATGCACTAACTGACTCATATGCAAGACTAGCCAACACTGGTAGTGATTTACTAAACTCAAACACTAAAGTGTTGAATGGTTTAGAAGCTATTGCAAATGCTATTACTGCGGTGGGTGGTGGAGATTATGAGATCCAACGAGTAGCAGAAGCGTTTGCTCGTATGGCAGCTGAAGGTCGTGTTACATATGAACGCCTAGAGCCATTAACCACAGCAGGTATCAGCTTGCAAAGGATCGCTGCGGCATCTGGAAAATCCTGGTCTGAATGGACAAGGGTTATGGGTGAAGGTAACTTGACCTTTGACGAGGTTTATACTGCTTTCTATAAGCTTACAACAACCACTAAAGAATTTGGTGGACTTGCTAGAAAACAAACAAATAGCCTTTCTGGAGCGTTCTCAAATCTTGGGGACTCAATAAAGAACTTACAAGACATTGTTGTAAACAGCACTGGTTTAAAGAAAGTTATTATTAGTGTTGTAAATTCAATTACATCAGGTATAAAGTCAATAACTAACTTTATCGAATATGATTTGAATAGGTCAATAAGACAATTTAGATTGTTTATGTTAGATCTAGATATTGCACTGACTTCAGGTAGCAAATCTATATCAGACTTTATTAATAAAGCAAAAAGTTTAGATGTTAAGAGTTTCTTACCAGACTTAAGCAAGTACTCATTAAATTTAAACGACTATCTACCTAAACTGAATACTGTACAAGAAAAGATTGCAGACTTTGGTAAGTTTGTTATCAAAGTATTTTATAATATCTGGGATGTGATTGTAGGAAATTCTTATTGGCCAGACACAATCGAAGGTATTGCAAACTGGGCTAATAGGCTTTATGGAATGGCTTCCCCAGGTATTGATAAATTTGCTAATTATGCAAAAGATGTATTTGAAGATCTCAGGAATGTATTTAGTCTATGGCAAGATAAAATCTCAATAGAAATTGAATACATTCAGGATGTAGGTGCATTACAGTATATCAAAGAATTATTTGAAGATATTGTCACTGCAGTAAAGAATTTAGGTAACTCAGGTTTAGAGGCTGCAGCTAAAATTATTGATTATTCTTTTGACTCAATTGGTAGAGGAATTAAGAGACTTAGTGAATTCTCTAAATCAGCCAGTGGAGAAGTGTTTAATCAATTTGCAGATGCAATGTCAAAGCTCCTGGGTGTATTTATTCCTGGTCTTAGGGAGATGCCACAGCTAGCAGCTAAACTTCAGGCTGCATTAGCTAAGATGGATGCATCTAAATTTGATGTGTCCTTTAAAGAATTTAAATTAGACGTTCAACAAAAGTTTAATGCTATATCAACTAGGACTCTAGAGGAAAACTTAGCAATAACAGTTGAAAATACGCTTGCATTGTTAGACAAGGGTCTTGCTAATACAGAAACATTTAATAAAGGTTTTACTAGTATCGGTGAAACATTCGGTCGTATTATTCGTAGAGCTACAACAGATAACCTAAAGACTACATTCCAAGAAGATTTACAAGATATTATTATTGCAGCATTCTTAGTTGCTTTTAATAAAGGATTTAGACAAATTGCAGTTGCAACCTTAATATTTAAGATTGCATTTGGTGAAGATGCAAGCTTTGTTGATGGACTAAATAGTATTAAGAAGCAAATTACCGACTTTGGTAATTCAATACTTAAAGGATTAGGTATTGAAGGCTTTATGCCTAGCTCTGGTGGATTTATTGTAGGTTTATTATTTGGTGCTGCGGCTTTAGGTATTGCCTCCGGAAAGATGATGGCTCTAGTTGGGGTTGTTAGTAAAGAACTTTTAAACTTCTTTATTCTGAAAAAGATTTTCGGAAATGACCAACAAGCAGCCGCAACCCCAGGAGCACAAGCTGCTGGTAGTACTATGGGTAAAGCATTTAAAATTGGATTTTCTGCAGTTGCAGGTATTGCTGCTTTATTTATTGGCTCCCATCTAGCAGATGCTATTGCAGAATCACTTGGTGTTGAAAATACCTTTTATCATTTAGGTCTTACTGCAGGTGCTATCTTCTTGACAGGTTGGGTAATAACCGCTAGTGCTAGTGCCTTTGGTACATGGGCAGCTACAGTGGCTGGACCTGCTATTATTATGGGCTTAAAGAGATTAGCCATAGCTGCGGTGTTCTCTGCATCTATGTTCCCCGCTGGTGCTGCTATCATCTCTGCTGTTGGAACTATGGTTGCTGCTATTGCAGCGGCTTTTACTTTACCTGTATTACTAACCGCATTAGGTATTGCCGCAGGTAGTTCAATTATTTACTATGCATTATTCGGTGATAAGGATGCAAAGGGTATTGAAGGTAGAGTTACTAGATTTGCATATTGGCTTGGGGATACTTTTAAGGCCATGACTATGACACTAGGAAATATTGCGGGAACTATCTTTGATTCTATTATAAATGGAATAAAGAATGGTTTTGGTTATATCTTTGATAGAGCAAAAGATTTAAAGAATTTCTTATTTGATAAATCTTTTAAACAACCTAAGGCAGAGATAAATCCACAACAGCGGAGAGCTAATGGTGGGCGTATTAGTGGCCCAGGAACTGGTAGATCTGATTCTATTATGGCTCGCTTGTCTAATGGTGAGTTTGTAGTCAATGCTAAAGCAACTTCTGAAAACCTTCCTTTGTTGCAACAAATTAACAGAGGAATGCCCGCCTTTAAATTAGGTGGACTAGTTGATGTAGACTTTCTACGAAGAGAAGAGAATGGTCCTTCTGGAAAGCCAATAACTAAAGGTTATATCCCTAAGAAAGGAAGTACTTCTGGTGTAACTATTGCTACTGGACTGGACTTGGGCCAACAAAACTTAGGTTCACTAAGAGACATGGATATCTCTCCTTCTTTAAGAATTAAGTTCTTACCGTATTTAGGTAAAAAGGGTAAAGAAGCCGCTAATATACTGGCTAGAAAGCCTTTAGAAATAACTGCAGAAGAAGCTAGAGATACAGAAGAGAAGACTATTGAGAAATATGTTGAGTATACTCAAAATCAATTTAGGGAAATTTCTAAAAAGGTTAAAGGCCCTTCGTTTGAAGGTTTACCAAAACCAGTAAGAACTGCCTTATTCTCAACAGTATTCCATAAAGGCAATATTACAAAGAATGAAGGATACTCTGCTGCTTTAGCCTCTGCTAGAGGAGATTTTGCTTTAGCTGCAAAAGTCTATGAGGATTGGGCAAAGGCTGATAAGAAAGGTTTTGGCGGAAGGAGAGCTAGAGAAGCTGCATTGTTTAGATCAGCCATTCCTAATAATATTATTGATAAAAATAACAATTTACCAGCTATTAAGGAAATAGAAAAGAAAAAGGAAGAAATACAAAAGCAAGAACCAAAAGGCTTTTTAGAGAGATGGTTTGAGCCTCTATTTACTTCTGGATTGTTTACTGATAAGACATTAAATGTAATAGATAAAGTAACAGAAGGTCAAGAGTCAGCTATTGCATCTATGATCAATAAAGAAATGTTATTTGGAAATAAACCACTTAGCATTAGAACGGGTGAAATACAGTCCTCTATAACCAATGATATAGGCGAACTGTATAAGCTTGATATAGACCCAATTGCTATACTACAAAATGTTGGTAAACCTAAACCCACTAAGAGAAGAAAACCTAAGTCTGTAGCCCCTGCTAAAACTATGGTAGGAAGGATTGGTGGTTTACCCAAGTATGCTGATGGAACAGAAGAACCTATTAATCCACAAGCGCCAGATCTTGGTCTTAAGATTGGTGAGCTTAATGGAAGTAGATATTTAAGAAATGATGCCCTATTTAATTCTTTAACTCCTGATCAAAAATTAATAGCACATTCCAAAGAGCTAAATCAAGCTCTTATGAAAGAATTGACACATAATGTTAAGGTTAATTTAAATGATTACTTTGGAGCAAATGAAGACGCAATAACCACAGGTAGTGCAATTGCCAAAGGTGCCTTAAATGGTGCTAAGGTAGACCTATTTGGAGGTAAATTAAGTGGTAGAGTATCTAAAAATGGAGTCTATGTAAAGTTTGTTAAATCATTTGCAGATGGTGGTCAGATAACTGGCCCAGGCACAGGTCGCTCAGACTCTATACTTGCAAGGTTATCCAATGGCGAATTTGTAGTTAATGCAGAAGCAACTAGGAAAAATCTTCCACTATTACAATCTATGAATAGTGGTTCAATTCCTGGATTTGCAGATGGAACTAAAAAGCCTGTTGGCAAATCAAATGCTGTATTTGCTCAGATTGATCCTACTAGAGATGTTCAGGAAATTGAAATTAAAGGCAATAAGATAAAAATCAATTTGGCTGAATTTTTTGATGTATTAGAAGATCTCAAAAAGAACAATAAATCTGTTGCAGAGAGCACAGGAGCCCTTGCTGAAGGATTAAAGAAATCAGCAGGTACTTTAGATGCTGGATTTGCTAAAACTGCAATTGCACAAAACAGATTACGTGCTGAGGCTTTAGATTTAGTTTCTGACCCAGAAATCTTTAGTGGTTTATCAGAGTTGGCTTCTAAAAGAATAGCTTTTAAAAAGAGCAATATAGCTAGTAATTCAATTCAAGGTATTAGTAATGAGACCATTGGAGCTATTAGTTCAATACTTAAGGAGATAGAGCCTAGCTTTAAAACAATTGAGCCTCAAGTATTCACTAAAAATCTAGTAGATAGCTTAAGGGCAAACCAAAGATCAACTAAGGATATTGACTCATTATTTAAAGAGATACTTGGATTGCAAGGCAGAAAGACTCAGCCAGGAAGAACTCCTGAACAAATAGAATCAATTGAGTCTCAGCTAAAAACATCTATCGATAAACTTCAAATTGAAATTGCTAAAATTACTCCTGATTTTGAAGTTGCAAGAAGCAATGAACCTGTATTTAGCCCTCAAGCAAAAACATTAGGTAAGACTCAATCATCTGCCTTCATAGGTGACTTTAATACTGGATTATCACAGTTCCTTAAGGGTGAAAAGTCTGGAAAAGAATTTGGAGATATTTTAAAGAATCAGTTTACAAGTCGTATTGTTGATAACTTTGCAACGGGTATAACTAGTAAGCTATTTACTGAATCTACATTTTCAAATTTATTTGCGGGCTCAGCCAACCTAGGTGAAAATTTTGGTTCTATATTAAGACCTGCTAAAGAAATTCCAGTTAACTTAGGAGAATCAGAAGTAATTGATAAGCTATTTACTGGTGAAGGTATTGCTGGTTTATTTGGTGGCGGAACTAAAGGCCCAGTACCAGTTACTGTAGTACCGGGACCTGCTAGTATATTTAAGCCTGGTGCAAGCGGTGGATTATTCGATGGTATTGGGGATAAGTTAAAAGGCTTCGGAAGTGGTCTCAGTGACTTCTTTAGTAAAGGCTTTTCTGGATTTGGCTCACTATTTAGTTCGTTTCCAGCATTTGCAGAAGGTGGTGCTATTCCTGGAAACATGGGTAGTGCAACACCAGTCCTTGCTCATGCAGGAGAAATTATTTTGAATGAGGCACAACAAGCTAGAGTAGCTGCTGCTATGAATAACTCAAATCAACAAGTAGTTAACGTAAATATTACAGGCGATATTAGTCGTCAAACAAAATCGGAAATTTATAGAATGCTCCCATCTATTGCTGAGGGGGTTAACTCCCACAATAGAGAGAAAGGATTAAGGTAAAATTATGTATGGTATCTAT